TCTCATGAAAATTTACATTAAAGCAGCTAACAAGTTCACAAACAAGGTTTCTCAGATGGTTTCAAAGGTATATACTCCTGAAAAGATTGCTGAGAAATCGCAAGGTTCCTACAAAGGTGAGTCAATGGCTCAGATATTTGATAATATCATGCACGACCCTAATATTTCTTTCGGTGACCCTAATAAAGATGGTGACCAGGTTATTCTTTACAATGGAGAAAACATTGGATGGATTAACTTCAAGCGTCATATAGGAGATATCAGTCCTAAGGGTTATGCTAAGCTTCAGAAGTACGTAGCTCCTGAGTCAGAAGATGTTGAAGACGAAGGTCAGTTTGTAGAAGACATTGAAGATGAAGACGCAGATTACTAATAAGGAGTAACTTATGCCTATTAATCCATTTCTTAATGTACCTGACCAAGGTGATGACGACCCTAGATATCGTGATTATGACGATTATGATTACGACGACGAGGAACCTGATGTAGATGATATCTGCGAAGCTGCCGATAACTTTATGTTAGCTGTTTATTCAGTAAGTGAAGATTTCTACAACACTTATGACATAACCGGCGGAGACGAACCTGAATATCTTGCAGATAGAATGCATCAGCTTTTGGGTACACCTTCACTTGATTTCCCTGGTTTTGTAGAAGGACGCACAGATAAAGAGTATGCACAGGACATATATGATGCCGCTAAGAAATTATATGATGCCCTTTATCGCAATTATGATTGGGATAATTTCTGTGAAGAGTATAACATTACTGGTTGGATGGAAGTTTGCGAAGACACAATGAATAAGATGAATGTTATACTTGCGTCATGAGTAAAGAATTACCTATATCAGAAGAATTAGACTTTCAGTATCTGCTGCAATTATTGCCGCCGTTGCATGAAACTCCTGAGTTTGCAAATCTTCCTGAACTTTTTAGTATAATAGGAGCGAAATCGCTCATTAAGTTATGCAAGTATGCAGGAGGCGAAACTATTACAATACCAACATTAGAGGAGCTTTGCAAAGATATTCAAGCTCTCCAGTGGTATTATGATGTATATGTTAGCAAGAAGAAATCCGTAGGTGATATTCCTATAGAATTCCATGAATTAGTAAGTAAGATAAAAGAAGTATATAGATAAGGAGAAAAGCTATGAAATATTTTTTAGCAGACACAGATATTAATCCTGATTATGATGTTTTCATGCTAATGGAGTATTTTCCGGGTGACGGCGAAACCGGTATTGATGGTGATGAGTTCTATTGTATAGGTAAATTCTACGCAGATGACCTTGCATCGGCTAAAGCAGAATTTGAATCAACTAAGTCTGCACATCCTAATTTCGACTTCCATAACCTCTATGTAGATAGCTACAACGAGTATTTTGACGATAATGAAGAAAATGAATATGGTATGCCTGTAGTTTATGATTCTATTGAAACACTTATCGATTCAATGGATAATGAGGAAAACTACTGGAGACAGGTGAATGAAGAGGAAGAACTTCCTTTTAATCTTGAAGAGACTGAAGATACAGTAGAACCTGGATTAGAGTATCTTGACGAAGGTCTCCAGCGTTTTGGTCAAATTCTTTTTAGTGACAAGACATGGAGCGGTATTGTAGCAGATTACAGCTATGATATTGTTCCTGCTGAAGATGTATTTTATGTAACTGTTATATTTGAAGATGGAGATGTAACAGATAACTGGAAGGAATGGATAGACAATGTCCCTGAGGAAACTGCAGATAGCGTAGTACATTATCTGCTCAATCAGTTTTACAAGATTGCTAAAAATCACTAAGGAGACTCATTTATGCTTGATTACGGATTTGCACAAGACATTGCTAATGAGGTTTATCGCAACCTTAATATTCCCGAAGATATGCATCTTCAGTTAGACCAGAATTCTGCTAGAGAATTTACTAAGCAATATAGTCATGACTACATAGGTTCTTTAGTCGATGCTGAAATGGCTAATTACGACTGGTCGGATAATGTTCCTTCAGATGTTGAAGACATTAGAGAAAACGCAATTGAAGAAGTAGAATTCAAGCTTGAAGAAATTGTAGATGCTTACTATCATAATTACAATGACACTACATTAGCTGCTTACAGTGAAATCCGCAGTGTTTTAGAAAATGCGTCTTTTACAAATATTACAGGTGTAGATTTTGATTACGACCCTGCAGACCCTGATGTAGGTATCTATGGTGATGTAAGGACAATTACATTTACTTTAACAAATGGTGCTATCATTTCCTGCGATGTAACATTTGATGATTAATTATGCTAGAAACAGTTAAACAGTATATTAAATCGCTTCCTGATGAAGATTTCGCAACTTTCTATCAAAATTATGTATTATCTGTACAAGATGATAATATTGGACAGGAAATCAACCAGCTTGAAACCTTTAATGATATTAATAAACTGATAATTAAAATCCAAAAGGAACTAGGTAATATCACATGATGGACAATCAGAATGACAATGTAGTTATCTTATCGCAAGATATACAAAATGACTATATCAAATTCTACGCATGCATGATGCAATATCTTTGGGACATGCGCACTGTTATGAATTTAGCAAATTTAGAAATTGCTATTTTCAAGAGGTTTCCTGACAAGGAGGAGATGGAAAATCATTTACGTCTCCTTGAAACTGATATTCAGGACACCATCAGAGAAGCTAAGAGACAAGATGACGAAGAATTTGAGAAGACTTTTGATAAGCTTAAATCATCTATAGAAAACTTCAATGATAATGGTTATGATATCTACCAGATTGAGCAGAAGCTTGACCTTTCAAGCATTAGAGCAGAGGGAGAAGCTACAGGACAGTCTGATGAACCCAAGAAGATGCACATTACAGTAGGACATTTAGGTAATAAATAATGAAAATTTTAGCTTCAAATAATAAAAATTCATATTATATCAGAATTGTTGATAGCGTAGATGAAAATCTGATTAGTGAATTTTTACGCTATAAGAAGTCCTATATCGCTGCTTATAATCCTTTCTTAGACATAGAAGGCCCGGATAGCGAATGCGACGAAGTAATAGATTTCTTATATGACAACGGGTTGGCATTTAGAGTATACTAATAATATTATGTAAAATGGCGATAAGGTTGAGTTTTAACTAACTTAACCTTATTTTATTGTGAACACCTAACTAAATTAATTCAGGAGAACTGAAATGATTACTTTACTCAATGAAGCTACAGATGCTGCTGTACAAACAATCGACATAGGCAAGGTAATCGTAGAATTTATCGTTGCCTTAGCAGCAGTTTTTACTTGTACAGGCTTCTGGGAGTTGCGAAAAGCAAAATTTCAAGCTAAGCGAGAAGATAAAAAAGAAGAAAAGAACTATGATGTAAAGCTAGATAAAATTTCCGAACAGGTATCGGAAATATCAAAACAATCTAAAAATCAATTTATAGCAGTAGAAACTAAAGTAGATACATTAGCTGAAGACGTACAGGAAATGAAAAAGGACTTAGTTATACTTCAGCAAGCTAACGAAGCTACAGTTAAATATAGAGAAGTAAGAGATAGCCGTGATAAAGACGCTATTGCGGTTCAAGAAGCATTCATTGAATCTATAACAGGTCTAATGAGAGATAGATTATTAGATAATTACCGCCGGTGCATGAAAAAAGGCTACTACACAATGGAGGAGCGCGAAATCTACGGCAAGATGTTTGAGTGCTATGAAAAGCCCCCCTTTCGAGGAAATGGTGTAATGCACGATATCCGTCCTATAATTAAGGCACTTCCTATGCTGCCTCCTGAAGAGGAAGATGACGAATAAATCGTTATTATAAATGAATCTAATTTAAAGGAGATATAAATAATGGCTACAATTAAGGAAGCAATAAAGGATTTTATAGAAGAGCGTACTTATCAGCCCAGTAACGAATTTACATATAACTTCCGAGTAGAAGAATCTAATGGTGGTTATGAGGCTATTATTATAAATTCTTTTGCTGAAATCATTTATGCTTTTTCAGATGTTAGAGATGAAGTTTATGATGACGGTGAAGACGGTTATTCAGCAATTGTTGATTTTGTCTCTTGCAAGATTACCCCTTTTGAGGCAGATGCAGATACTCAGTATTATGTAGATAAACTTAATAAGTATATTGAGAGATGCGAGATAGTTTCTAACATACTTGATAAGATAGACGTTTATTCCGACCCCGAAGAACGCACATATTTTTAATTTAAAGGAGATATAGATATGGATTTGGATTACAGAGACATCTTCACAGAGTACTTGGCAAGTAAAGGCAGTTTTCCTGCGGATAGAATTGATATCAGCGCTCAGAGTGATGGAAGTTATTTAGCTTTTATCAATTATGGCGATGAAGAAATTGAAACCTATCTTGGCAGCGGTTTTACTATGCAAGTAAGTTTTAACAATGTTAGAATTGATGAAGAAGAAAACTGCGTAGTATTTGATTTCTTGTTCGTTTATTGCAATGCTCCTGCGCTTGAAGTAGATGACGAAAGTAATCCTTATATGACGATTTCATTGTATTGCGAAGTTGCTCGTGCTGCTTCAAATCTTTATGATAGATTGAGCGGTGACTTTGACCGTGAAATCTGGTTATCGCTTAACTAAGGAGATATAAGATATGAAGATTGACGATTTATACGCAAGCGCTTGGGAAAACGCAATAGCTGAAACTGCAAATTTTCTCAATAGCTTAAACAAATTCGCTTGGCGTAACGATTATAACTACGCTAATGATTGGCATGTTTTAGAAGCTTATGCTGCTTACAATAATTTCGAATTTGATGAAAACGGTTATCTTAAAGCTAGTCCTCGCATGCAAGCCATTGCAGAAATTCCAAATGCAGATGTAGATATCGATGATACTGAGATGGCTACAGTATATAGAATAGCTCCTGATAACTATACCGAAGTAGCTGAAGTTCTTGATAAAGCTGGTTGTTGGTATGAGTATGATGAGGAGTGGGATAGAATCATGCTTCTTGAAGACGGCTTAGACGCATTAGATGCAGCAGGTATTGAGTATACTGAGGTATAATAGATGAAAATCTATTCACATTCTAAAGTTAATCAAAAGACCATTGATTATAAGAAAAAGTTTATCAATGATACAATCAACAAGATTCGCAAAGGTACAGCATCTTCAACAGATATTGCTACTGCATGCGATATGATTACTTGGCTTTGGAAATGGAAAGTAATAGATAGAGAGGAGTCAGGAAGATTAGCCGATATGATTTCTGACGCTATGGAGGGTAAGTTTCCTGAAGATGATTGGAATGATGGAGATTATTTTAACTGAGGAGGGAGTTATCAGATGCCAGTAGATATAGATAATTTTATAGAAGCGTATGGATACTTAATTGAATATTCGCAGTATTATGATACTTGTTATGAAATAGATTCGATATTCAAAAAATACGGCTATGATTTAGATATGGTATTTGACAAGTATGATGAATATAATGAAGATAGAATGTATCAGGTCTTTGATAAGCTATCTGACGAAGATGCATATACTGTATGTGAAATAGCTCAATCTAAGATGGATGAAATAAAACATAAATCAGATAAACGTGCTAAAGCCGCCAAAGCAATTGTTGAAGATATATCAGACATTCTAACTGTTGAACACGTAGATGACGCTGAAGTATTTACATATACGTGCTATGATTCGTTATATAAGGGCTCATACGTCACAGTTCATATAAGGGTAACAGATGGTTATCCTAAGCGATTAGTAGAAATTGTTAAGCTTATTAAAAAATATAAGTACGTTATTAATTACGGTTGGGAATTATTAGAGGGTTCTTATACGTGCGGACTTTATAATCTGAATTGCGATATAGATATATAAATTGGAATGATGCAGATGATTATTTTAAAGGAGATATATGATGAAAAGATATATTAAATCAAGTTCGGATTTTAATTCGCAATTAACCGAATATGTATCTTTTAATCAGGGCAGACAGAAGTTTAGTTGCCATATGGTCGATGCCGATAAATTAGGGGATTTAGACCAATTCAAAGCTACAATATCTGAAATTCACCCTTATGATGAAGCACCTTATATTTGGGCACAAATCGGAGCTTTACAGCCGCTTCAGGTAAGATATATTCAAAAAGGTAAAGAAGTTAGCACAGGAAGAATCCCTGACTACGATGACGAAATGTATGAAACTCCTTATGAATATGTAGATGCTGTATTAGATACCGTTGCAGTTGAATTACAAAGATTAAATAAGGATATTAAACCAATGATGTCACATTATTAAGGAGAATAAACCATGAGCACAGATGAATTCATTCAGATATACAACATACTTTATGATAACAACGAGACTTATGTTATAGATAAGATTCTTTCTAGATATGACCCTGAGGGTGAGCTCACAATTCCTGAAATATTAGATGAGATGACTGATGATGGTAAAGAAGCCCTCTTTGGTTTTGCTCAAGACAAGTATGATAGGATACAAGGAACGCTTCATGTAGGACAGGAAGGCTACGCTGAGCAATTTTACAATGATGCAGTTAACGGAAATCTTGACGCAAGTAAAGATTTTGCATTAGGCGTTATTGAAATGTATGAAGCTTTAAAAGCTGAAGGACTAATATAATTACTTGGAGGGTTTATATGAAAATTTATATCAAATCTACTACAGAAGCAGGTAATACAGTTATATCTGAACTCAAATCTTATTTAAAAGGACCTGCAGATTTAGGTGCAAAGCTTTTAATTAATAGAGTTACTAAAGAAGATATTTCTGATAAAGATTTAGCAAATGCGGTCAATTTTATTGATATTGCACTGCAGGTAGCTGACAAGATTTCTGATAAATTAGGAGTTACTCCTGAGATTTATTCTCCTTTTGATAATAAGATTGAAATAATCAATCTTCCAGGAACTGCTTATACATCAATTGATTCAACTGACATAGATAGTTATGCAGATAATTGGGTTGCTATTTTCTTAAAATTTTTCAAGAGAAATTACAAAGCAACTATATCAACAGAAGGAATACTTACTCCTAATCAGTATATAGATAAGATGCTTTCCTATGTATCCAATAATGTATATGCAATTGACGATGAAGATAAACTTCGCAAAGCTATTAGTGGTATTATAACACCTACATATAGGAGGAATAAATAATATGCAGATTAAGAAGTCAAAGAAAACAATCAACGCGTCAAAGAACTATAAGGACGCTCAGCAGCATATCAAAGCTGCAATCGACATTCTTGCTACTTGTGATAAAGATGATGTAATCGCAAAAGATAACATTGCAAATCTCAGTGTAGTAATGTTTGACTTAATGGGCAGCCAGGAGTAAGTTATGAAGATATTTGTAAAAGCATCGTATGATGCATTTGATGATATAGAAAGATTAATTGAATCGAAAATATGCAATATTTTAGGTATTGATTCAGTTACTGTAAGTATTTCTTCTGGAAAGAATTGGATTACTATATGGGTAGCACCTGATACAGAAAAATGGAGCGATAAAATTGATTTATATAAGCTTGCTGGGAAAGATATTGATAATGTAGATTATACATTTAAGCGCCAGTATTTACCTAGAAAATTAGTCAAGATAGCAGATAATTATGCTAAGAATGAAATAGCTGATATAATAGAAGATGCTGGATTTATTATAACAGAGCCGATAAAGTCTATGGATGGATTGTATCGCTATAAGGTAGAGTTAAAATAATACTTAGACATATAAACTCCTTTCGAGGGATATCGAGGCCTTAGCATTCCGCTAAGGTCTTTTTTATTTTGTTTAACCTTTATTAGTGATAACAAAACCAAAATTACAAAAAGGTATCATAAACAGATGGAAAATGACGAGCTCAAAACCGTTGGGGCGCCTGAAGATATACCTGTATTAGACGATAGTCTTGTAGACCCCTTATTACAAGAACAAAAAGCACAGGCAGACCAAATGAGGACTGCCCTTTTAACATGCAAGAAGAACGATATTACTTCTGCAAAAGTAGCATTACAAAACATAGCAGTTCTTCAAGTATATCATCAAGTATCAAGAATTATAAGATATACTGAAGTAATGGACAGGCTTGAAGATAAGTTATACGCATCTATTGATGCCAACCTGTCTCAAATGGATGAATTTGACCCTGCCACAATGTTAATGCTTGTTAAGGTGCAAGGCGATTTACAAAAGTCTATGGTATTATCTCAGGAATTGCTCAAACCTTACATGGACATAGATTTAGATTCAATCGCACCTCCTCGAGAAATTAATGAAGAAACTTCTTTTGGTGCAGCTATACTGCCGAAAGAATCTCGTAATGCAATTAGAAATGGTGCGCAAGCATTGTTAACAGAACTCCGCAAAACAGAAAACACTTCTACAGAGAACCCTTCTGCCGAAAACCTTTCAGAGAATGAGGTAACTGAGAATAATGACGGAACTAATACAAACGCCAATACGCAGTGATGCTCTAGATTATGAAGACATAATCGTACGTATTAAGGATATATACAGCAGTTGTACTCCTATGGAGCAAGCTGTATTAATCAAGATTGTTGAAGAGCTCAGCGATAAAGGATATTCTCAAACATTAGAGCAAGTTTACTTGATAGACTTTAAGGAAGTACCTGTTAGTATTGACAGGTTCTTATGTGACCCTGAGTATCTAGGTGAGTCTAACGGCAAAGGTTCTCAAATATATCCAGGCTGGTGGGACGCATACAATACTGTATTTAATTCTGAGGAAGAAAAGTACGAAGTTATCCTTTCCGGTGCTACTCGTATCGGTAAAACATCAACCGCAGTTTCAATGATGTGTTATATGACATATCTCTTGATGTGTTATAGAAATCCTCAAGCTTATTTTGGTCTGAAAGAAGTATCCCGAGCAACAATTGCATTTGCTAACCTTACTAAAGACCTCGCAGAAGGTGTAGCTTTCAGAGAGTATAACGACACTCTCAAAAAGTCTCCTTGGTTTAATTCTCATGGCCGATTCACAAATGCACGCTATCCTGTATACATACCTGAAGGTGATAAGATTGAGTTAGTAACTGCTTCCGATGCAGCTCACGTTCTCGGCATGCAGCTTTGGTGTTTAGTAGGAAGTACTAAGATTGTTACTGATAAGGGAATATTTCCTATATCTGAATTAGCAAATAGTGTCATTAATGTTTTGCAGTATGATTATAATGCTTCTAATTACTGTTATGCGACTGCTCCGGTTATGCTAACAAAGTATACAAGCGATACTATAAAGATAACATTAGAAGACGGTTCAGTATTTGAAGGGACTCCTGAGCATAGAGTAATGCTTGCAGATGGTACATACAAGAGATTAGACGAATTGACTGAGAGTGATAAGGTATTTTCATTTGGAAGTCTATTAATGAAGGTTGCTAAAATAGAACATATTCATTATGACAAGCCTATTCCAGTGTATGATGTAATCAATGCAGGAGATTTGCATAATTTTATAATCTCTACAGATAATAGTGATATTGTTTCTCATAACTGCCTTTTGCAAGATGAGGTAAATTTTTCTCGAGCAGGTGTAAAAGATATTTCGATATCTAAGTCCCACATGAAGCACATATATGATACAGCGAATGCTCGTATCACAGGTACATTCAAACTCAATGGTAAAATATATGGAAAGATGTTTACTTGTTCTTCTAAGAACAGTGATAACGATTATCTTTCAGACCATATTGAAAAGCAGATTGATTCAGGTAATACTCACATGTATTTGTTTGACAAACCTCAGTGGGAAGTATTGCCATCTTATCGTTTCGGCACAGAAAAGTTTTATATTACTGTAGGCGACAGATATAAGAGAGGTTTTGTAGTACCTGATGAAAATTCTGATGAACAGCATCTGCAAGAGTATCGAACAGAAGGCTACAAGGTCTTAGAAGTACCTGCAGATTATAAACCAAACTTCAAAGCCGACTATGATATCGCTTTAAGAGACATTGCAGGTATTTCCGTAGTAGGTGCAATGGGATTTATCACACAAGATATGATAACTCCTAATGTTTCTGAAACTAGAGTAAATCCTTTCTTTGAAGATTACTATGAGATAGGTTTGAGAGACAATGATACAATAGAGCGTCATTTCCATCCAGAAGTAGTTCCAGCTAATTTGCGAGCTTTACCTATGAACATCCATATCGACTTCGCTGAGAAGTCAGACCATATAGGAATATCTGGAGTAGTGGTTGATGGCAATAAAACTATTGTAGATTTGGAAACAAATAAAAAAGTCCTTATGCCTTTCTTTAGACAGATATTTCAAGTTGCTATCGGAGCACCTAGAGGCGATAGAATGTCTTTCCAGAAAGTTATCAATTTCATTCTCTGGTTAAGACGCAGCGGTTTTGCTTTAGGCATAATCTCAACCGACCAGTATCAATCATCTTATGTTAGAGAGAATTTAGACCAACAAGGTTTTGATACAGAAAAGGTATCTGTTGATAGAACTATTGACCCCTACATCTCATTAAGGAACTTATTGCAAGACCAAAGATTAGAATTAGTAAAATGCGATTTGCAAGAAATTGAGTTAATTAATTTGCAAAGAAATGGCGACCGTGTCGACCACCCTGCACAAAGTAATTCATTAACAGAATTACCAAAATTGGAAAATGGATATAACTCAAAAGGAATAGGTAAAGACTGTGCCGATGCTTTATGCGGAGCATGTTCTACGCTAATTGCTCATTTAGATTTAGTTAAACCTCCTGCTAAGAGTGTAATCAATGCAATTGCATCAGTAAATACTGGTAACAATTATGGCATACCAAATAGGTTTGGTTCAGGAATAAAATCGCCATTACCTGGATTTGGTAATCAATACAGAAAGTTTTAATAACTTTAAATAAATTATTTTTAAGAAGGAGGAACACAATATGCTGTTCACAAAAACCGTTTGTACTCCAGGTTCGTTAGCTTATATCGTGCCTATGGGTCTTCTTGCTACACTTCGTTATGATGTTCATGGAATACTTCACAAAGTGTATCAGGGCATCAATGTTAAAACTGACCTTGGAGAAGAATTTCTGAAGCTGATTGTTAAAGAGGGCTTAGTTCCTAACTCAATCAAGCTTCATGGAGGCACTACCGATATTATTGGTGTTTTCTATTCTCCTAAGATTAATGCTAAACAAGGAATTCTTCCTGATTGCGAATTTGACTCCATTGTAGCTGATATGAAATCAGGAACTCCTGGATATAGATTCTATGTAGGTGCTGTAGAAAGCGGCGCAATGCAAATAACACCTTCATCTATGCAGGCTTGGACAAAGATGGTTGGTTTTGAATCGCTTCCTTGTTGGGCAGTTCCTTATGATGCAACAGCAGAAACACTCAAAACATATATCACAGGAAATTCTTATATTCATTTTGAATATCCTCTTATAGCTGGCTTTATTGTCTTTGAAGGACAGAACAAAGGCGTATTCCATTCAACAGACTTAACAACAGCTAAAGTAATTGAAACACCACAGAGATTTACAGACCATGACGGTTATATTAAATATGGCGTTGTGTATGGTGATAATGTTACACTTACAATGGATTATCCTGATGCTGTAGCATTTAATATTCAGAAAGATTCTCAGATTGTTCTTGAAGGTAACAAGGTAATTTGGAGTAGTACACAAGCACAGGAGGATAGCAATAGATTATCTAGACGTTCTGTATGTACATATTGCGGTAAGATTCTTGATGTCCCTCAATCTGGTCCTATGGTTTGTTCTGACGAATTCTGCATATCTAGATTGTATCCTAGAGTTACAAGGTTCTGTAAGATATTAGGTCTGCCTGAATTGCCCACTAACATATTTGATGAGTTGTTAGAAAAGCATGAAATCCAGATACTTCCTGACTTACTTATTTTACCTCAGTATAAAGATATCAAGATTGAAAAGCATTTATCTGAAATCATACTTGCAAGTATTGATGGCGATGTAGGAATGAGCAGGGAGTGGCTTGTTAAGTTCTGCAACAAGTGCAATAACAACTACAAGACAGTTAAGTATTACTTAGAGGGTCCTCGTAGAATTAGAACAGAGCTTGATATGGACCTGCCTATCAGGTTCAACAACTGGTTGAATAATCCTAGAAACCTCGTAGAATTAGATACAATCATGTCCTCTGACCAGATTAAGGTTATTGAAGGAGATAGAATTGTTAAATTTGATGGCGACCCTATTCTTAGAAATAAGCGCATCATGATTACCGGAACATTCATGCACGGAAGCTTAGAAGATATTACTGCTATTTTCAACAGTTATTCTGCAGATGTAGTAACTGCTTTCGACAAGAAAGTTCAGTGTGTAGTTGTTGGTGATATTAAAGAGAATATTGATGGATTAGCAATTCAGGCCGCAAGGGAATTAGATATTCCGATGTTTGATGAATCTGCATTCTTCGCTAGATATCAGATAGACGCAGACCTTGAAAAATTCCTTAAGTAACCTTTTATATTCGTATAGATTTGGAGGAATTTTCCAATGGCTCGATGGTTAGACAGATTATTTGGACCCCGTAAAGGCAATACAATATCTAGATTAAGAAGTACTGTATGTGTAGGTGGTACTTTCTATAAGATATCAGACCTTCGCGGAGATTCTGATATTGAAGATATTAGAACACAAATAAATGTAATGCGTGCACTTGCAAGAGATTCTCAAATAAGCACCGCATTATCATATTATGCAACAGATGCTACAACGCCTAATACAGGTGGTGATGTTATCTGGGCTACTGCTGTATCTGAAGATTTACAGCAGGTAGCTGACATTATCAATCAGTGTTTTAAGCGTTGGAAGGTAAATGACTACGCAAGAGACCATATTCTTGAATTAGCAACAATTGGTCAGGTCTATATTCCTACAACAGAAATTTATAGAGGCCCTGGAGTACATCAAAATAGAGAATTAGTTTCGCTAGACGATAACACATTACTTAATCTCGATTATGATATTATCCCGTCTTATATGATACCACCCGAAGACATTGTTCATTTATGGTATCAAGGAAAACCTCAGGGCTATATCTATCAGGCGTCATCTGACCCTAATTCTGCGTCATTTTCAGGCGATACGATTATTAGTTATCCTGAATCATCTGTTATTCATTTCTCATTAGGAGGCTTGTTAGGTAAGTATCATATTTCAGGTGTTAACTCTAAAGGTGAATCTGTTGATTATGATATTCAGTTCGCTGAACCTATTTTGTCGCAAGCAGTACAGCCTACACAAACATTAAGCCTTCTTGAAGATGCAATGTTGCTTTCATCACTTACTCGTACTGTCAGATTCGTCAATGTAGATTGTGGTACGACTACAGAGGAAGATGAAATCAGGCAGAATTTACAGGTAATCAAGGACATGATTGAGCAGCAGTTAGCACTCAATACTGCTACAGGTAATGCGGAGAGCTTCGTCAATCCACAGAGCCCTAATAACTTGATTTATCTTGCAAAGGTAAACGGTCAGGACGCAGTTTCTATTACAGACCTCAACATGGGTGAGCCTACCGAAAGTGAGAACAAACTTCTTAACTATTATCAGGATAAGAAGTTATCTGTTCTTGGTGTTCCTAAGGAAGCAATGAACTTCTCATCTGCTGAAGGATTAGGCGGAGCAGGCGCAGTAATGTCACAGAGGTCTGCTCTTTATGCTAACCACTTATTAAGAATTGAAACCGCTTATAAGAACGGCTGGAGAGATGCACTTAATAAGTATTTCTTGTCTAGAAACATGAGTGGTTTCGTTGATAAATTTGTTCTCAACATGAGCCCTATTATCACTAATATGGACCAGGTACAGTTTGATAAGCGTGATTCTTCCATCAATCAAGCTGCATCAATATCTGACCTTATGAAGAACTTAGGTATCAATGACCCTGAAGCATATAAGAAAGCAATAACTGAAATCTTGTCACAGTCCTTACCTCAAACCGGCTCCAATGTAATGAAATGGGGTGTTGATTTAAAGAGCGGTGAAGAAGGCGGAATGGGTGGAGGTATGATGTAATATGAGAAGTAGTAAAGACCTTACAACAATTTTCTTTAAAGATTTGAAGAACTACAATTCGACTAACTTCAAGACTCTTGAAAAGGCCGATTTAACAAAGAACAGTGCAGTAGTTCATAAAGCATTTAGTTCTGTATTAACACGATATTTTATATTCCAAGAAAAACATCCTGAGATTACTGATGAGGAAAACAAAATCCTATACTTCAAGCTCAAGCTTGATTTAGTTGCGCAGTATTTCAGTGAGTATCCGGAAACAAATACAGATAGGTTAGTTGCTTTTCAAATTGAATTACGCAATTTCGTAGCTGAAAATAGAGATTATCTTGAGTCATTAAAAGAGGAAGCTGTATGAACGCACCACTTCGTTACAACATTTCTAATTGGTTACAGCTATCAGAATGTAAGTCAAATAATTCCGTAGATTTATACATAACTGTAAAGCAAGTAATCGATGACGGTTCACATAGATTAGAAGGAACTATTATTCTAGTTAATCATGCTCAATATGGAACATTATTTGCTTGTCTTATAAATTCTAAAGGAAGTTTATTAACTCCTGACCCAGAATCTGGAATTATTAGAGAATTTTCTACTGATGATATACTTAAAGAGTTGAATAAATTTGGATTTGACGTTACATTTGAAATCAATCAGCATCTCAGCGGTGAGCAGATTTCTTATCTTATTACATTGTCTGGACTCAATTACGATAAGATAAGAAGGCTTCTTGTATTTGATTATGACGATTTAGGTAACAAAGTTTTTGCTGAATACATAGTTGCTTTCAATGTTGAGCATTGCCCTGATTGGATTGATATGAATTACAGCTGCAAGCGTACTGAATTCTTAGGTAAGTTAAACGCAGGTGTAGCAGCAAACCTCACATTCATGAGTCAAACAAAGTTATTCGACTGGACTTGGCTTACTTATGTAGCAGATATTGATGATATTATTGAAGATAACAGCTATGGCGAGGAATAAATGAAAAGGTACATTAAATCATCTTATGATTTTTATAAAAAATATGAAATCAAAGTAGATGGTGGTGTTCTTTGTTGGTCTATGGATAACCCTAAAAATCCGTGTATTTGGGTGCACGGTATTAAAGTAGATGAAGATAAGCAAGGTCAAGGTATAGGTACGGAGTTAATGCATAAGATTATTCAGATTGCAGATTATCTTAACGTACCGATTGAACTACAGCCCGCACCTATAGGTAATAAAGCAATGACAGTACAACAACTTACATCTTGGTATGAAAAATTAGGTTTTAAGAAATGGGTTGGTTGTATGCGATATGAGGGAAAATAAATGAGTAATCACTTAATAGGTCCTGATATATTATTAATGCGTAAAAGGTACAACGAAGCTCTGAGCATGCAAGGAGTTCCTGCAAAGTACCAATTTCCTAATATTGCTCAGACAAACGAACAAGGTGAATCAGAAATAGATTCATATTCAGAACCTATGGATACATTTATTTTCTTTGATGGAAATCCTAAGGTGAAGACCTTTAAGAGGTACGGTTGGGTTGTTGATAATGATACAAACCTTCCGTTTCTTCTTCACTGCAGTTGGGACTTGCCTAAAGTGCAAAAGGATAGCATCTTTTCTTTGTCTGGCCTGTATTCAGAATTAACTGAGAGGAAATTCCGAGTTACCGAAATTACTTATGATATGGTAGCGGCTGACCATCTTATTTGCCAAGTTGTTCCTATCGCAAATGGTCAACCTATTACCGGAAGGACTAGAAAAGAAACAGAGCAAACATTCAATAAGTCAAGTCACTTCCTTAAAGATGCTACTGACTATCGTGGTAATGACTACAAAGGAACATATCATCCAGGAGACAAATAAGGAGTATTGTAAATGATTTGGAAATATGACCAAGCACTAGTTGATGATATCAAGCAATCTATCAACAGCGATACTGCTAACCCAAATGTAGTTATTTCTGATGCTGAAACATATCCAGGAATTATCGCTCAGATACAGAATGATACTATCACTTATCCACTTATCTTAGTAAGTAGAGATGACGATATGCCGGTCATTACTGAATTGTATAATTTTTCTAGAGCGCAATTTGGTGTGCCTGCTGTTTTTGATAACAAAACAAATAACATCTACTTTGAGAAAGCCCTCCCTGTTGATTTACAATATACTGTAAGAATACTCGCTACAAATACAGCAGATTCTGATGAATTAGCTCGTGAGCTTTTCTATAAGTATTTATCACAGTACTTCTTAACTATTCAACTTCCTTATGAATCTGACAGAAAGATTCGCTTTGGCGTTGAGATAGATTTAGGTTTTGGAATCAAGAAAGAATCTGGTAGTGTTAATTACATAAAATCCGGTGCACTTTATCAATCAACAATACATCTTAAGACACATGGTTGCGTTTCTTTATCTTACACGCCTAGACATTTGCAGCGTCAGGTACTTTCAAATGATATTGAAATAGCACCACCGACTGCAGGTGACGAGTAAATCAACCTTAAATCATTATACATATCCTATAGGAATTCGTGGCGAGGTCTGAACGACGAATAATTTATAGGAGATGATGTAATATACTTATTAAGGAGTTAGCAAAGTTCGCTATCATCAGCCTATTTGTATCGGCATTAGCGATACTTTTCTATATCACTACGAAAGACGACGAAGGAGGACAAAAAAGATGAACGATTTAGGTTTCGTAGCATTTCCGGCAATTGTAGTTATTTGCTACTTAGCAGGTGCAACATTGAAGGCATTTAACTTTGAGAAGCTTGACAAGTTTATCCCTGTTATTTGCGCAACAATTGGTGGAATTTTAGGTGTAGTTGTATTCAATACAATTCCCGGTTGCATTCCTGCTGACAATTGGCTTTTCGCACTTGCTATCGGTATCGTTTCAGGTTTCGCATCTGTTGGTATCAACCAGGTCTACAAACAGTTTACCAAGGTTGACGAAGAGTACGTTGAAGGACCTGCAGACGAAGAGGAACCTGTAGTAGGAGACCCTGGCGAGGAGGCATAATATGGCAACAGCTGCTCAAGCAAGAGATAAGTTCAAAGGTTGGAACGGTTACAGCGAGAGCAACGGTAAAGCCCAGAAGTACATTGTAGACCCTTGGAATAAGAAAACAGGCAATAAGAAAAATTGCAAGACAACTCCTTGGTGCGCAATTACAACAGCTTCTTGCTTACTTCAAATCGGTGTAACTAAGCTCAGTACTTCTGCCGGATGCACTCAGCAGATGAAGTGGTACAAATCTAAGAAGAGGTGGAGAAGTAGAGGAGCAACTCCTAAGGTAGGAGACCTCGTATTCTACAATTTCAAAGATAGCTCTACATCAAAAAGTACTCACACAGGTATGGTTACGAGCGTCAACTATAAGAAAAAGGGCTACATATATGTTATTGAAGGAAACAAAAGTAACAAAGTAGGCTATCGACACATTTCTTATACATCAAAGAACATTGTAGGTTTTGGAGTACCTTATTACAAGTAACACCTAACCATATTGGTAACCTCAAAAGAAAAGTCTCGACTTCGGTTGGGACTTTTCTTATTTTTGAATTAAATCTTATAAACACTGTATCCGCAGTTATATACAGGACGCCAACCCATTTTTATCATATCTAATTCATTAGTAATTCCTTTATATCCATATTGTTTAAATATTCTATCTGTTATAAATTTGTTTCCTTGGTCAGACCATATCATTATTGGAGGATTATCATGAACATACTCCATGTTTGTCGTAATGTCGTCCTCGAATTGTTTAGATTTATCATAGTACAACACTACATTTTTAACTGATAAGAATTCATCTGATTGTATAAAGTTTAATATCTTAGAATATCCATTAGATATTTTGTAGTTAGGGTTTGTTTGCCATCTAGTTATTTCGGCATAGTATTCAGAATTATATCTAGATTTACCTATTGCTACCAATTGATAAATAATATCATCTTTAACTAGCCCTATGTAATATGCTGATTTATTATAATTACCTTGGATTGAGTAATTGTTGAGAAATCTAGTAGCTGCTGCTTTGTTGAGCACGTATATTTGTAATTCACTATCATCTACACATATCTTGTTAGGATTAAGTATGTTTATAATCTTTCCTTGGCAGTCCCAACTAAATACATGGACACACTTGAAACTAGCTTGATTTGCTACATCGGTTTTATTTTTATGATAATCTTTATCTAAACCTGGACCCCAGTGATTTTCTAAGATGCTATGAGTGTATGTTGGGTCAATTTCTACTAGTGTATTATTTAGTTTTATATCATATCTATAAGAATCTAACGGAAATTCATATGATATAGGTATGTTTCGGCTAATTAATCTATTAGCAAATTGTTGCGCTACTTTAGATATATACGAATGCGCATCTAGATATTTTTCAGATTGAACAAACCAATTAACACCATATCTTTCCCGTATCGTTTGAGATACTTTCTTCTTAACTTCTTCACTTTGCATTGCACTTGGAAATCCATATTTGTCTATGCATGTTTTAACAATTTTTTCTTTGATATCTTCTGATTGAAAACAATTAGGTACTCCATATTTTTGTATAAAGCTTGCCCTAATATTTTCTACAATCTCATCCATATGAGCAGCCCTTTTTGCTTGCATTTTACTTAATATTTCTTTGTTTTGAGATGGAAATTCAACTCCATATCTATCTAACATACCTCGCTTCATATTTTCTCTAACCGATTCTGATTTAGATGGATGGTCTACACCATATTTTTTATTAGAGGTTGTTTTAACTTTTTCTTGATAGTCTTTCATATTGAAAGGGCATTCAACTCCATATCTATCTAACATCGTCTGTTTTCTTTTATCTTGAACATTTTTGTTGCTCAATGCCCAATCTGTTCCGAATTTCTTTCGGTTCGTTTCTATAGCTTTATTTTTAAATTTTTTGCATTGTAAAGCATGTTCATTACCATATTTCTTTTTCATAGCTTCCTGGAAATGTTTTTTAACTTCTGCATTTTTCATTGGATGGTCTACATTGTACTTTTCTTGATAGAATTTTCTTGTTTTTTCTTTTCGACATTCTTTGGAGCAAGGTTCAGGTGCTCTAGTAGTATTCCATAACATAGGTTTATTGCATATTGGACAATTCGCATAGTGTGAGTTCTTGCATATCTTTTGTGATGGAGTTGCAGGTAAAAACATTTCTTTACATATCTTACATGGCTTGAGTTTTTCTGGTATTCCTGTGGGCATTTATTGTACCTCCAAACTTTAAAATTATTGTACTATTTTATTATATATTAGATGTCATCAATTTTAAATATACAGTACCTTGTATTGAAATGTAGATAAGCTACAAAAATAATTCAAATTAAGGAGGAATACATTATATGTTCACCCCATTAGCTATGGGCACCAACCATATGTTAGGTGTTGATTCATATGTTCCGCGTGCGACTTGTTCTTAATTGAAAAGATTAAGCACTTAAGGGTGAACTGAAGATTCGAAAATTATTAAGTAATTTCTCTAATATCCGATATGCATAGTACTTATGTATAAAGCTCGGTGAAGTCGGCAAAGAATGTCGGGAGTCTATAAAATATCCATGGTGAGAATGTCTAATAGGCTGACGAACTTGCGAATGAACGTATAACAATAATGTAGGAAAGTAAATTGCGGAATATGAAATCCTATATATTAGAAAAATCTAATATTCAATTATTTTATGCAAAGCAAGCACCTAAAGATATATGCAAAGATAGAATCTTCGGAACAAGGAAAGGTATTAGGCGTTCAGCGTTTAGTCGAAGAATAATAAGCTAATTAACTAATACTGAAAAGCTAAGGTCGAAGCGATGATGCTACTGATAATAATTTAGCGGAGTGATGGCCTTTAGTCGTGTTTATATTAGATTCGAAGTAATTATAAATACGATGGAACGCCGGATGAGGTGAAAGTCTCATGTCCGGTGTGGGTCGGGGGAAAAGTCAGAAACATTGATACAATAGACTTACCTATCGACATTGTACAAGAACAACTTCGAAATCAGAATCTATAACATGGATGGTTCCAGCCCTGCTGAGTTCTCTGATATGTTAACACTTTCTACACAGGAAGTTGGCGCAATTGAAGAGTCTCAGGACGCAATTACTGTTCATTATGGTAACGGCTTGATTAAGTTCCCTCAGAAAATCAGCTACAATGACGTTTCTTGGACACTTAACTGCTACACAACACCTAATGTTCTTGAAGCTCTTAGAGCTTGGAGAAAGCAGGTATATGACCCGCTCACAGAGTGCTTAGGACTTCCTTCTCAGTATATGAGACAAGTTTACTTTATTAAGTACGATGGTACTGGCGGACAGGCAAGAGACGTTATTAAGTGCCCTGGTACTTGGATTTCTTCACTCAACAACGGCGAAATGTCTCAGGATGGCGGACTGGTAAATGTTACCTGCACCTTCCAGATTTCTCGTGCAATCTATCTTAAGCCTGAAGATATTCAGTAAATCGTTATATTAAGCATCGGAGGATTCTATCTATGACAGAATGGGAGCGTTGGAGACAAGAATTAGATGATGTCCGCATGGAATTTAATGCTCAGTATGGCGATACTCGTATTGAAATTTTTGACCTTCGCGGCCGAAGAGGCAGGGATAGCGGATTCCAAGCAGGTATCAACTGGGGAGCTTGGGGTACACAGCCTGTAGAAGATACACGCGAATTTGCTGAAGCACTTTTAGCTGCTGCTGATTTGGTTGAGGAGTTAAATGCTCGCTGGGCATGATGTTTCCAATGAAAATCTACATTAAATCAAACAGATACATATATGAAGGAAGCATCGCGGACCAGTTCAACAATATACTTATCCGCGATGCTGTATTCTATTCAAATGCTGTAAGTGAAGCAAAAGCAAAATCAAATATATTATCTCAAGCGAAAGCTAGATTAAAGCTTAAACAGAGTGCATATTTGAAATTGCTTAATGATGTAGAAGAACTTCCTGATTTCAATGAGCAACCATTAGAAGGTCAAGATATCGCAAGATGTCCTGAATGTGGAACAAGGTTAACTGACGGAGGCTATTGTCCTAAATGCTACTCTGAAGGTGATGAAACTAATTACAACTAATCCCGCTTAGGCTCTTTTCCATCTGGTAATACACCCCGAACCTCACCTCCTCGGGGTGTATTATTTTGTAAATCGTTATAGATAATAGGTAGGTGCACGATAGACGGCACATGAGTGCGACAGGGCTTGAAGAAGCAGCCCCTTAGAAGGACACGACAGACTGGTATTTGAATTACCTTTAGTCACCTTCAATGTAGTGTTTAAATGGAGTTTGACGAACAGCCTATCCGTTTTAGTTAACAGAGAATCGTTATAGTATGTATAGTACTCAAGACATCAATATCTGAAGGGAGTAGTTTATGAGTAGAGCAGCAAAAGATACTTTCTGGAACACCGAAAGAACAAAGCGGGGTTGGTCTTTTAAATACATTGCAAAGAAGACAGGTATCCCTCAATCAACCCTCGGGTCATGGTTTGCAGGAGTTAAGGCTCCAAGAAATGAGCATCATATCGAGCAGTTGTGCAAGCTTTTTGATATTCCTTTTGATAGAGGTTATAATGCTTTCTACAATGCGGAAAAGAAATGGGATTCAGAAAGGAAGACACAGCACTATTACGACACATTCTGGAATAAACTTAGAGAGGAAAATAATCTTTCTTTAGAAGATATTTCAAAGATGACAGGCATTGCTCCTGCTGTTGTTTCTACAAATTTCAGTGGTAGAAATATGCCTAGGAAGCCCGCTCTTGAGAAGTACTGTAATTTGTTTGACATACCTCTTGATAAAGGTAAGGAAGAATTTAAAAATGCTCATGAGCAGTATCTTGCAATCAAAGAAGGCAAACCTGTTGAACCTGACCCTGCTGAAAATGAAAAACCTGAAGTAGTTCAGGAAGATGACGTAGATTACACATTCTGGCCGTCATTGTTCGCTAATTCTAAGTTTTCTACTAATGACATCGCTGTATTTCTTCATGTAGAAGAAGATGTTGTTAAAAAGTATTTTACAGGAGAAGATATTCCTGATTTGAATACTATAAGAATGCTTTGCGGACTGTATGGAGGGGTTGACATCACAAGAGGAAGCAAAGGATTTAATCGCTTGCACGAAAGTTATCTTAGTACTAAAGTTGTTGATACTAAGAAAGTTGAAACTCCTGTGGATGAGTCACTCATGCATGATGTATTGAAAGTACTCTTTGATATCACAAGCTTTGAAGAATTTATGGAAGTTCAGAAGCTTTTTAAAGATAGAGATGAAGTAATACTTGATAAAGTATACGGTATTGTTTCGCATAAGATATACAAAGCTCTTGAAGCTTACATCAGTAACGTATAACAACAACTTGATAAATTGCACTACAGGCAAGCAAGAATATATACTTGCTTGCTTTTATTTTTTCATTGTTAACAACACTAACCTTTTATATTAGAGAATACATTTTACAGGAGAACTCCCTATGAAAGTTTATATTAAATCAAGTTCAAATAATGGTTATCTCTACATTTTTAAGCATGGTGTTGGCCCTGGAACACTTCCAAAAGATGTAAATGTTATTAGGTCTAAGGACTTGCCCAACTACTACACAGCGGTTTGGCTTGATAGGTTCTTAACTGCAGATGAGCTCAAGCAGTATGATATTCCTTCTGAGACAGAAATCAACAGGTATCTTGACCAGATAGGTTACTGCCAGAAGGACGGAGATGTTGTTCCTTGCGAAGATGTCGAAGCTTGTGGAGATATCAAAGCATCAAAGACTTATCATTTCAGCAGATATAATGGCGAAAGTTATACCACAAAACCTGATGGAACAAAAGTATTATCTAGAAAAGTCCTTCAGAGAAATGTTTTAGATATGCTTGAAGACAACGATAAGTATATGAATCTTGATTTCTGTGATGCAGAAGAAATTACTGAGAAAGCAACAGCCGAAGAACTTCTTGCAATCTATGATGAAGAAATGACTTCAGAGGAGTTTGAAGCACTTTATAATAGAGTTTTTGGAGTAGATGCTTGTGACGACATCAAGGCTTCCAGTTACACTATTCCTGATAAGAAATTAGTCTTTAAAGATGGTGATAGTTATGAATTCCACTATACATCCGGAGAAGGTGATGTATTTGAACCTAAATCCGGTTCAGGTAATTGGTGGACTTCCTATATAGTAACTCCTGATAATAGATTGCTTTCTTGGGAGTTCAGCGGAAGATATACTCCTGTAGATGCTGTTTACGGCAAGGATTTCTGGGTTGAAGATAATTCAGTTGATGCTTGCGGAGATGTTAACTGTTCAACTGATACAAAGTACTTCGCTAATATGGTAAATGGTTCTTCTGACCCTGAGTTAAATGATGATTTCCTCGTTGAAGGTTACTACGATGAACAGCTTAGAGGTTTAGCAGAATCTTATGAAACTTCTGATATATCTGCACTTAATGAAACCATAAATGAGTATGCCAACAAAGGATATTTCATTAGAGTTCGTAATCTTACAGATGGAGTTATCTGCGATTTTTCTCCGGATAATTGGTTTGATGATTTAGCAAAAGATGGCGGTGCAGAACTTTTCATGTATCTGTAATAATTGAGTACTATATAAAGGAGAATATAACATGGCACTTATTCCAATGGACGAACTCCAAACATTAAAAGCTGCATCAGCTGTAAAGACAACAGCAAACACAGCAGAAGTAGACCAGCAAACACAAGCTATTGCATATCTTATCAATACAGCTGCAAATTGCGGACAGTATAAAGTAGCTTACACTGGCACGATACTTGATTCTGTAAAAACTACATTAGAGGGTCAAGGCTATACAATTTCTTATGAGCTTGGTACTGCAATTGAAAATAATGTTGCATACATTAGTTGGGAGTAATCGGAGTTTGATTTATGAAAAGATACATTAGAGCATCTAATTCATTTTCTTCTAAAGAAGATATTTGCAAAGCTGTTGAATTTGTATTTGATGGATATGTAGCTAGAAAAGAGTTTCTTGAAGGCTCTAAGCGTTATTCATACAGTCTTGCAGAAAATACACCATTTGCTGATGTTTGTATACTAGTAGGTGTTACAGATACATCATCTAGAGTGCCTAGAGCTTTATATTCTGGTTCTTCTGGAGACCGTTATCCTTGCGTAATTAAGATAAGTGATAAGGAAGATACATATCCTTTACTTGAAGAATGTAAGAAGCAAGGGTTCGGAGAAGCGACAAACTATAACAATTCACAGTGGGGAACTTATAAGGTTATAATCAGCAGTTATTCTGACCTTACTAAATTCTACAAAATCTTTGAAAGATATATTATGAACGATTTAGAGGGACAATTATCATGAAAATGTATATTAAATCTAACAAGTGGCCTGATTTTGACAAGATTAAAGAAGCACAGAGATTCTTATCTACTATTGACCATGATAAATACGACTTAGTTAGTTCTTGTTTAAGAGAAGTTAACAAGGAGTATGGTAAATTTGATTACCACGGAGAATCTCCTGTAGGCGGAAGAGTATCTAGTGTTATCAGAGATTATAAATGTCAAGCAGCCGAAGATTGGGACGATTTATCCGTTGAAGAAGCAGATAAATTGTTTGATGATATTATGAATGCATTAGAAATTGTGCATGCTGATGATGCTGCTGCTTGGACATAAGTATTTTTAAATCATAATCGTTATATAATGCATCACATCAAAAGGAGCATTACTTCATGAAAGTTTACGTTAAATCTGTAACAAATATCGCTGATTTGCAAGCGAAGATTGCTAAGAAGCAAGCTGAACTCGACAAGAAAAAGGCTTGGATTCAGAAGAAAGAAGAAGCCATTACAAAGAAGTTAGCATTGCTTAAAGGTAACATTGATGATAGTGATTACAATGCTCTTGTACCTTATCTTGAATACGTTAAGGAACATGATAAGTATCGTGTACCTGCTGATATAGATGTCAATACTTGGAGACTTGTTGATAAGTATCACTTCACTTATGATGACAAGTATGGTAAAGCGCTTTACAGCATTGATGACGATGCAGCATCTATCTATACGTCTAACCAAGGCATCAAAGAAATTAAGCAAGTCATTGATAATTACAATGCTAAGTTAGATAAGATTAAGTCTACTAATGATGAGATAGATAGAATTCCAGAATGCCTTAAAGAATTCATGAATGATATCATTGCAAGATGGGACGCACATGATAAGCGTATACGCGATGAATCTAAACCTTATTATAGAGAACTTAAGCAAAGGGCTGATGAAATTCTTTATGAAGGTGCTAATAGTTGGAATAGATGGGAAGTAGAACAAGCTAAGTTAGAAGAATTATATCCTGACCTTCCTAAGAGTGGTTGGGGACTGACTCGCGAAAAGAAATTTAAATCCGAATATATTATCGAACCTTTTGAAGCAATGTTTGGTTCGCTTAATTACGCAAGAAGTTTGTGGGATATGACTGATGAACAAATTCATGCACAGAACCAGAGAGACGGTGAACACTTAATTCTCGATTTACTTAAGCGTGTAACAAAAATAACAGGACCTGTAAGAGATTGGTCAGGTTTACATGTAACTCAAGGTAATATGGGTGCTGTTCTCAATGGTTATGTTGTTGGAGATGACGGTAAAGCAAGAGTAGAATCAATACTTGCCGGAGGATATAATATCCAGCGACTCCACGTTCGTACATTAGTAAAACCAGTTTAAGGCAACACAACAAAGATTATTGCGATGGATAACAGAGAATTCGAATGTGACCTTTGATTACGCAGTAAGAATTTATTATAGGAGACAAGGTAATATGAAGAGGTATATCAGAGCGTCTGCCTTACGAGCTTATGCAATAGTGAAAGTCCCTTCAATGGGATATCTTCTTGCTAAGAAACCCGTAAGGAATTCGGATATCGAATTTCAGGGTTCTTATGACGAATGTTCGGATTGGCTTAAAGAAAAATATAACGAGGCGAAAGCGCAAAATAAGCGACCCGTTGACGGATGGAGAGTTCCTGTGTTTATAGATGATTATAAGCCGAATCAATATTTGGAATTAACTTATCAGGAAGATGCTGGTAGAAACATATCTGTTTGTTACGCATTAATTCAGAGGAGATAAATTATGAAAGTTTATGTAAAAGCTAGTAGAGATGAAATTGTTTATACTACGGCTAGCGGTAGGGGTAAAGTGGAGAAAGTTAATTTTTCCTGGGGTGCTCGTTATGATGCACTTTACCTTGACCGAGACAACCAGTGGTGCTGTGGAGAAGACTTTGATACTTTAGAAGAAGCTATAGCTTGTGTAGATGAATATGAAGCCAAGTATCAATGGGGATTAAGCAAGCAGCCTGAATTTGAAAAATGGTATCAATCTTTGTCTCCTGAAGTAAAGGAAGATTTCAATCGTCATAATTCATGGACTGCTAGCGGTGATTGCGACTATGAATCAATGTTAGATTATATTGATTATATTGATTATATTAAATCTGGAAGAAAACCTAAATGGGCAAGAAGTATGAATCTTTCAGATGAAGAGTTTCATGAGATGACTAATTATAGCGGATTACTATAATAATGGCAGATACAGAACACGGAAAAGTAGCAGAACAACGAATACGTACTTGGCTGGATAATCCTGAGTTAGGATACGATTTTACTCGAATCTATGACCAGATGTCCGGCCGCTTTATTGTTTCTAGAAACATATGCGATTTTGATTGCTACAGATTTCCTTATTTTTATCACATAGAAAGCAAAGCCACTTATGAAGATAGATTTGAGTTTAACAATCTGTCGGATACACAACGCGATGGACTTTTACTTAAATCTCAAATTAAAGGCAGTTATGGTCTTGTAATTGTGCTTTATGTTACCTACAAGCGGGCATTTATATTTAACATACAAGATATTGCGGAGTTTATTAATCCTGAAATGCCTTTGAATACTATGAACCAAATGCTACATAAAGGCGAAGCTATATCTAAGTTAAAAGTAAAGTCACTCAATATCAAGAAAATAGATAAGTGGGACATTCCATATTGGGAAATTCAGACGATACCAAGTAGAAAAGAAATCTTAGATTATACAGGCGACCTGCCTGATTTTGAAAACAGAAATGAGTAATTGTATGTTTAAATCACCTGAGCAACTGATGGAATTCTTAAAAGATGTAGAATATGTAGAATTCAGTCAATTAATGCCACCTATAGCGGTCTTGCTCGACGTGCAGGGTTCTTGTCATGACCAATCCCTAATGGAGTTCATAGAATTGTCAGAGCAAGGCTATGATGTTAAAGCAAAATTCATAATTGCTGTAGATAAGTTTGGACAAGGGCAAGAAACGCATTCATTTGTATATTACAAAGACGACGATAAGTGGTGTTGGATAGAAAATGCTTGGAGTGACCTTAAAGGCATTCGTTATTATACATCAGAACAGGAATTAATTGATTCAGTAATGTTTGCTTTTGGCCAAAGGAATGCATTTGATAAGCTCTACATAGCAGACTTCAACCCTAGCGAACATACAATAGGTGAAGATTTGGAAACATTCGTTGACATTTGCATGAACAGTGCAGAAGAATACCAGATATCATAACCTTGTATTAATAATGAATCATATTTATATATAAAGGAGAATTGTTGTTATGGATAATGTATATGAAAATCCTCGTCATCAGTACATCGATGATTTAGAAGCTAGGTTGATTGAGTTCCTTGGCCCTGAAGGATTTATTGAAGCTCTTAGTAAGGCTCTTGGATATGATAAGAAGGAAGACCTGTATGAATTCATAGCAACGTCTTATGAACTTCCTGAAGAGGACGAAGCAGACAATTTGTATGATTTAGCTCCTGTACTTGTTGAATATTTCAACAACAATCCGAAGGACGGATATTCTATCAATGAAATCAAAGCATATTTCGACTATAAAGGTTATCAGCTTTCAAATGATGAGGTAACCGATATTTGGGACTATTGTGTTGACAACAATATGGTTTAAGAGGAAATATGGCATCTGTTAGCGCTTGGCCATTAACTTATTTTTCACATAAAACTCTAGACGAGTTTGATTCAGTAATTTTAGATTTACAATCCATTCTATCTAAGGACTATAAGAATAAAGACCGGTTGATAGATAGGGTTGTAATTCTATTTGTTGAGCGATTTAATCGCGCTAACCTTTTATCATTGTATAAAATCCATGTATCCGATAACTTAGTAAAAGCGGTAAATACTACGCTTAACTATCCTATTGATACAGAGATGATGATTAGGCATATTCAAACAACACTAAGTGAAGGTGACAGATAATGAAATTTTACATCAGAGCCGCAAAGACACTGCAACAACTCAAAGAGCAAGATGCTCCGGATTTAGAAGATTCTGAATTTCAGGAAGTTGTTGAATTAGACCCTTCTGCTAATTTTGAAGCAGGCAAGGGAGGTAAATATTGTCCTTGGTTATTTCGACAAATTAAGAAAGGCAATCTTACTAAGGAACAGTATACTAATGTAAAAGATGCATTAGGTTATTTCTTGCAGAATTACAAGATATATCCTAAGAATGACCTTAACCAATATAAAACAGTAGATGAGTTCTTAACAGATACTGAAGCAGTAGGTAACAGAGAACTTACTGAAAAAGAAAAAGCTAAGCTGCTTAAGAAACAAGCACATCATGCAAGTGACGTTGATAAAAAATTCTTAGTTGAGGACGGCCCTTGGGAAGTTTGGACTCCTCTTACTTATCCTGGTTCTGTTTCACTTGCTCGTGTAGGTGGAACAAAGGCCACTTGGTGCACAGCATACGAAGGTGACCCTTATTACTATAATAGTTACACCCGCAAGGGCCCTCTCTATGTCTTTATCAATACTTCTGATTATAACGAGAAGTATCAATTACATTTTGAGAGTAACTCTTGGTACGACATACATGATGACTCTCAGGGCATGGATGCTTTTTATAAGTTCTGCGAAGAACATCCTGCTATTTCTAAGTTCTTTGAGCTTAAGACTGAAAACGGAATTCAGTATAGAGCATCGACTGTTTTGGGCTTTGCAGATGATGCTACAGAAATTATAGTTCCTGATGAAATGACTGCTTTGCCTGAAGCAAAATTCCCTCAATCTGTTGAAAAGATTGTACTTCCTGACAGCCTTACAAAATTGCGCAATGAGATATTCTATAACTGCATTAATTTGAAATCTGTCAAGCTTCCTAATACAATCACATCAATTCCTAGAAGGGCTTTTTGGAACTGCACTTCTTTAGAGTCTATTGAAATTCCTGATAGCGTCGTTACTTATTCAGAATATGCATTCGCTAGTTGCGAAAACCTTAAGCACATCAAGCACAGTTCAAATCTCAAGAATGTACTTGAAGGATGTTTTGAAGATTGCGCTTCATTAGAGGAACAGTTACCTGATAGCGTAACTCGTATCGGCGTAAAGATATTTAACGGTGCCGGTGTAGGTGAAGATGGTAAAGCTATTAAGATTCCTGGTGGCGTTACTAAGATTCCTAAACACGCATTCCAAGGAACATTCTTCACTAATTTTGATTTAAACAATGCAACAGTTATTGGTGCCGGTGCTTTCTCTGGTTCTAAGTTAGAAACTATTGATTTAAGAAGCGCAGTTCAAATTGGTAGTAACGCATTTAGAAATTGCAAGTTCTTAAAATCAATCGACATTAATCCTAACGGAGCTCATTTAGGTAACTACTCATTTGCTGATAATGATTATGCAGGTACAGTAACTATCTATCCTAAAACAACATTAGGTGAATCTGTATTTGATGATTGTCCTAATATTACCATCAAGTGGGAAAAAGATGATGAACCTTATGAGTTCTATAACATAGGCACACTTATCTGCGATGAAAAGAAGTGCCCTCAGTTGATAAAGAAGAACAAAGGTTATGTAAAGATAAAGACTACTGAAGGTAAAGAATACGAGGTAGAATAATATGATATATGATAATGTATCTGATTTCTTAGCAGCACTTAAATTAAGGATGAGCCAATTCAAGTCTGATGAGGAAATTACAAGTGCCACTGACATTACTTGTAGTTTCAATCCTGATGAATTAGAGAAAATTGACTCTATAAAAGATGAAGCTATTGCACTATTTCCGAACAAGGATGATGCTAAAGCATACATATATCGTCGACTTTCCGATTTAGGTTATTCTGATGACGATATCACTCAAATCTTTGATTACGAGGGTATTTGATATGATTATTAGAGCTTCTGAAAGAACAAGATTACTTCGTGAAAAAGATGCTTATGTACGGAAGTACAATGAGCAGAAAACTGCCTGGGAATCTGAAAAGGCAAAATTCAAGGAAGATTCCGATAATTATATCAACAAAGTAGCTGAAGAGCTTAAATCACTTGTTGCATACGATTTAGCAAAACTTCCAGGTGCAGTATTTGAAGTAAAGCATGATTCATATACTAGTCGTGGAAACACTTATTTTATCTATATGAGTTATCGTTCTCCAAAAGCAGATAACCCTACAAGGTATCGTAACGCTAAGAGCTATAGTAATGATTTTAGAGGATTTTATTGGACTTACTATATCTATTTATATTTCGATTATAATACAGAGACATTGAGTCTTCGCAAGGAACCTCAGATTAGAACTGAATTACTTGAAGCTGATGACTTTGAGGTTATGAAAGCTACTTATGAGTTATTCAGTAAGATAGAGGTTATCGACTGGGATACATTGCTTCGCAAAGTTAACAATGAAGTACCTAAAGAAGAAGATTACATGACTACACCTAATCCTGGTTACATGGATACACGTTCTTGGGATGAAAAAATTGATAACTACGATGTTACTAGAATAATTGGCAAAGACACTTGGATTAAAGTAAAGATTCACAGAGAAGAATCTTACGACAGATGGAGTGATTATTCTAACGCAAAAGGTGTAGATGGCACTGGCTGGATAAAAGTAGAATCTCAAACAGATAAATTCTACACATTTAATTGGTTATCATGCCGCGATAGAGAGGGCAGTGAAGATAATTTCTCTGAAACTCAGGTAACTAGAGCATTGCGTTATACATATAGGTTAAAGAAAATTTACTTCTCTATAGTTAAACCTATTCAGTATATGACAACAGAAGAGCTTACTCAAGAAACATATCCAGAGTAAGTACAATCTTTAACCTTATTTAAAATAGAGGTACTTTTTATGCTTAAATATAAAAATGTTTCAACTCAACCATTGATTTTCTACGGTGTAACATTCAACCCGAATGATATTAAGGAAGTTCCTGGTTACATTAATCATGTTAAGATGATTAGAGTAAAAGAAGTTCCTGCTGCGTCTGCTCCTAAAGCAACAATTACTTTACCTAAGGAAGAGAAGCCTAAGGCAACAGAATCAAATGCACAAGAGAAACCGCAGAAAAGACAATATAATAGAAAACCAAAACAGCAATAATTTTAGGAGGAAGACACATGGCAAAGATAACAGTTAATCCTATCTCCAACAACTATTCGATTAATGTTACCAATTCCAGCTACTGCACAGTAGCCTTGCCTATCACCGCTTGCTGGGGCCCCGCATTTGAAGACCCGAGTAATATTCCTGGTGATTATACCGACGAGGAAAAACTGAAGCTGGAACTCGAAGACACTGTATGGACAAGGTTCAACTCAACACAGACCGGTTTGCAGTCTTTTGTAGCAACATTCAGAGGACCTGCTTCCAACTACAGAAGAGCAAAGGATTATTCCTATCAGGTAGCTCTTTCGCTCATTTCAAATGGATATGATGTACTTGTTTGCAGACTCTGCCCTGGTGCAACTGCTTTAGGTCAGTTTACAGAAGCTGATTCTTTTGAGTACAACTTATTAACTTCTGCGCCTGATGATTGGGCAGATAATTACGCAAGTTACTATACAAAGAGCGGCGATGATTATGTAGCAGTACAGGGTGTAGTTCAGGATAAGTATGTACATGTTACAGGAGAAACTGCTCCTACATTTGCAGTAGATACCTATTACGAACTTGAAGATAATGAATATGTGCTCCTGAGTGAAGCGCCTGACGATTGGGCAACCAATTATACTAAATATTATGTAAAAGATGGTACAGAGACAGTTGCTCCTACATTTGTAGCAGACACCTATTACGAAAAGGTAAACATCGGCGGAGATACTCTTGATATCCAGGCAAAGTATCCCGGTACATTCGGTAACAATCTTGTAGTAACACTTAAGAAGATTGAGTCTGCAGGTACTACATATTGGAACGCTATTGTTTATGCAGTAGATGCTTCTAAGGTAAGAACATCTCTTGAGAATCTCACATTTGTATTTGATGTAGATAATGCTACAGATAACATCCTTCATATAAGTGAGGTTGAGTCTAACTACATCGTATTCACAAACTTCAAGGGACTTAACGAGGAAAGTACACTTGTTGGCACAGAAACATCGGTTGTTCCTACAATTCAGCTTGGAGGCGGTTCAGATACAGCAGCTCAGAACGATGAAGATGAAATTGCTGATATCGTTACTGCAGCTCAGGATTATGCTAAGATTAGATACGCATTGTTAGATACTGCTTTAGCTAACATCGATTATATTACAGCATTCAACTACCTTAAGACTAACCTTAAGGACAAGAACGTAGCTTATGCCCTTAGATTCAGAGAGTGGACATTCAGCTATGCTACAAAGGTATTAGACCTGCTCAAGGACAAGCTTACTTATAATCCTAACAGAGTTATTTCTCCTTGGGACGACCAGAACTTCTACGAGTTCGGTGATACAGAACCTAAGCAGCGTTTCGGCAATCTTTCACCTATGCACATTAAGCTGATGGACGTTGCTTACAACAGCAGATGCGCAACAGCACTTCTCGACATTCCGAAGAGCTTAGCTCGTGATGGTGTTTGGATTGATTCTTCAGATTCTACAAAGGAAGGTTACGTACAGAAGCTTTGCAGATATACACCTTCGGATGATTTAGCAAGTCAGACAGGTCTCTTCACATCGTCTTCTGCACTCTTTGCTCCTTGGGGTCAGTATACATACGTTGGAACATCTAGACCGGCACCTGCTACGCCTTCGTTCCTTGCACTTATGATTACAAGGTCAATGATTCTCAATCAGGCTAATCAGTATGAGTGGGCACTTCCTACAATTAGAAAGACCAATTTCAACCTCGGCAAGCTTGATTACACAATTCCTGAAGACCTCTTAGACAAGTGGCAGTCAAGAGAAGGTTGCAGACTTAACGTCATTACAAACCTCCCTGAAGTAGGTGCAGGTATCTGGGGCAACTCAACATTATTTGAAGTACCTCCTGCAACATATCAGGCTCTTGCAAACCTCTCTACAAGATATATCTTCAACGCAATTCAGGATGTAGTTTATAGAGTAGGTATCGGAATCACATATCAGTATAGCAACGCAAATGCTTATGATAGATTCTACGCAGGTGTTACACCGATTCTTGACTCAATGTCTAACCTCGGTGCACTTGTTAAGGGTGCAGACGTACCTGGTAGAACAGACCTTGACGACCCTGGTTACTATGTCACGATGGCAGCTGACATCAACGGACTTGATTCCGTCAATGCTAACTCCGTCATCGGTAAGATTGTTATCAGGACCGCAGGCGTTATCGAAGATATCACCATCGACCTTATCGCACTTCCTCAGTCTGCTGCTCTTACTGCAACCTAATCATAACTTAATCACAACAGGGCAAGTAGCGAAAGTTACTTGCCCTTTATTTTTATTAAGTTATCAAGATGGGAGATAAACAGTATGACAGAAGAAGAACTCGAATATTGGTTAAACTTTGTAATTGCAAATCAAGACGATGGAAATATAAATAAAGATGACGGACAAGGAACGCAACACATTTAAGTATAAAGGATACGATGTAACAGTCGAAGTAGATTGCGAATCAAAATCGGGATTATCTTTTAGTATTCCTGATAGAAGTATCCCTAATGGATTTTCTACATTTGCTTATTTTGATGATGTAGATAATTTCATAAAATCAGGCTGTGATTGGAGTAGATTTTTAGGAAAGTAAAAATCGTTATATACATCACAGTTTCAAAGGTTCTGTTACTGTTATGTGAAGCAACCTCCTACGGCTCACAGACAAAGCCTACCACTGAAGGGTTAGCAGTGGTAGGTTTATTTATGTTTAAATCGTTATAATAATAAATGATAATTTATTAATTATTTATTAATTTTCAAATAATCAGAGAATTTTTAAAAGATTCTCTTTTAATTTCTACTAACCTATCTTATAATTATAATATCATTATGGCAATTCTACCACACATCAAGAGTCCACTAGGAGGTAGCATATGAAAGAGTTTCAGATAGAAGTTAAGTCCTGGATGACACAGAAGTCTTCCGACGGTTTCGATTTCATGAAGTCAAGGAACAACGACATTCCGATGCCGTTGATTATCATGTACACAGAGGGCAAGCTTGCCGAGACAAGAGGCATGGTCAAGATGAAGCTGCACGGCGATATCAAGCAGCGTATCACACTTAGATGCATGCATTGCGGTAGGCCTATCACCAACAAGATTTCTCAGTACTTCGGCTTAGGTCCCATCTGCGGTGGTCACGAATACGTCAACCCCTTCGATTCAGAAGAAGAGCTCAACGAAGCAATTGCTGCTTATCGCGAGAAGCTCGTCAACACAGTCTGGGAAGGCTGGATAGCAAAGTCAGCAATCACGTCCATTCTCGATGACGAAGAGTACGAAGTATCTCTTGACGACCTTCCGATGCTCGAAACCGAGGAGCCTGAGAAGGTTGAAGGCGCTGTACAGAAGATTAAGCCTGAGCCTACAATCAATGCTCGTATCGGCAAGCCTGTCAGATGCACAGACGATTATTCAGTCTTCATCACTTTCGATTACAACAAGGACGCAGTTGCTGCAGTTAAGGCTCTCAGAGCTAGGTTCTGGAATCCAGATAACAAGTCTTGGGAAATTGAGTACAGGGAGCTTGACGAACTCAAGTCCGCACTTCCTGGCTTCCAGTTTAATATCTCCGGTGAGGAGCTTCTCCCTAAGAAGGTAGAAGTTTCTTCTGCTTCTTTCGCTTACAAGACCAACCCGATGAATCATCAGGTAGAAGGTATCCAGTACGGTTTAGAGCATAGCAGATGGCTTCTCGCTGATGACCAGGGCTTAGGTAAGACCAAGCAGATTATCGACTTAGCAGTAATCCGCAAGAAGGCGATGGGTTTCAAGCACTGCCTTATCGTATGCGGCGTTAATTCTCTCAAGTGGAATTGGCTCGAAGAAATCGGCAAGCATTCTGACGAGAAGGGTTACATCCTCGGCCAGTACACAATGAAGCGTTCCGGCAAGCTCAACGTAGCAGGCAACGCAGAGAAGCTTGCAGACCTTAACAAGTTAGGTCACGATGCTACCATCGATTCTTCTTACTTCATCATTACTAACATAGAGTCCCTCAGAAATCCTGAGATATCCCTCAAGCTCAAGGAGCTTTGCGAAGCAGGTTTAATCAACATGGTCGCAGTAGACGAGATTCACCGTTGCAAGAATCTCAACACACAGCAGGGCGAGGGCATGCTTCAGCTTCAGCCGACCTACAGAATCGCGATGACAGGTACACCTCTCATGAACAGCCCTCTCGACCTCTTCGCAATTCTCAAGTGGTTAGGTTATCAGCCTTACAGCTACTGGTCATTCAGAGACCATTTCTGCTACATGGACCAGTGGGGTAGCGTAGTAGGCTACAAGAACATAGACCAGCTTCGTTCCCAGCTTGGCGCAATCATGCTCCGTAGAACAAAGGGTGAAGTTCTTGACCTTCCCGAGAAGATTTACACCAACGAGTACGTAGAACTCACAGAGGAACAGAAGAAGCTCTACAATCAGGTTATCGATAACGCAATCGCAGACCCTGAGCTTTCCGATAAGGTTTCTTCAGATTGCCTCCTCGCAATCAAGATGAGACTTCGTCAGGTATCCGGCGGCATCGGCCCCTTCAACTTCATTAAGAAGAATCCGAAGCTTGACCGTCTCGAGCAGATAGTTGAAGAAGCAGTCTACTCAGGCACTAAGGTTATCGTCTATAGCAACTGGGTAGAAGGCATCAAGCCTGCAGTTGAGAGACTGAAGAAGTATAATCCCGTCGTCATCACAGGCGAGACAAAAGATGCAGACCGTCAGGCAATCGTCAACAAGTTCCAGACAGACGATACAGTCAAGGTTATCTTCGGTACAGTAGGTGCAATGGGTACAGGTCTTACACTTACAGCAGCAACCGAAGTAGTCTTCTTAGATGAGCCTTGGACCAACGCAACAAAGGAACAGGCTTGCGATAGAGCACACAGAATCGGCACAAAGTCCGCAGTTACTATCCACACCATCATGTCTTACAACACATACGATGAAGATGTACATGACATCGTAGAAGGTAAGAAGGCTCTCTCAGATACTATCGTAGAGAAGAAGGACCTGGTCAAGCTCAAGATAGCTTGACCAGTTATCTTTAATTCAGAATCGTTATATAACATATCAATTCATATCAACATTCCACAAGGAGGAAATCATTATGTGCAAGAACAAAGCAGAGCTTGATGTACTCGTAGCGAAGAAGAGAAAGATGTCATCTCTTAAGAAGAAGCTCGAAGCTAAGTTAGAAGCGATTGATGCTGAAATCACAGCATACGCAGAAGCTAAAGGCGAACGTGGTGGTAAGGACCAGCAGACCTATATCGTTTATGGCGATGACTATAAGGTATCTTGTATCCTCATCACTAAGTACCCTTTTGATAACGACAAGCTCAAGGCGTTCTTAGGCGATAAAGTAGCAGATTTTCAGAAGGTTAGTTCCTACCGCAGAGTAGATATTAGATAAGGAGGCCGCATATGGATACAGATAAGAAGATAGTAAAGCTCGCAAAGCTTATACTAATTCTCACAGATAAGAACACAGACGATTCAACTAAGGCAGGTTGTTTGAAGCTCGCTATCAAGCAGGATACAATTTCACTGGAGGAGGCACTTGACCTCGCAGTCAGTTTGCCTACACTTCAGAATTTCATGGAGGAGGATTAAACTTATGACAGTTAGTGGCATCATTATAGGTATCGTTGTTTCTCTATTACCGCTGATTGCTATCGGTCTCATTGCATCTTATCTGCATGAAGCACACGAACATGTAAGTATATGCATTATTGGCATTGTCGTTTCGGTAATTATCCTATGTGGAATTTGGGTAGGCTTGGTTTGGTATTACAATAATACAGCCTCTGGCCAGAGAGCCTTGAAAACTCAGCGAAGTGAGTTCGGTGATGGTCTGCAAAGAGAACTTACTATTTATGATATGCAAGGTGATGTAATTGCTCATTATGAAGGTAAGTTTGATATTGATTTCTCTTCTGAGCAGTCAGGACAGAGAATTGTATTCGATGATGAGCAGGGCATTCGACATGTAATTTATCCTGGTGGCGGAATTGTTATTGTAAATGAAGTCACTAAGTAAGGAGGATGATATGCGTGCATTAATCTGTGATAACTGTCAAAAACAAATTTTTAACGGCAGTATCTATTACACAATAAAGTTACATCCCAACGATAATGATTTCTACATAGAAAAGAAAGTACATATATGTCCTGTTTGTGCTGAAAAGCTAGTAGTAGATAACATAAAGGACATGTGACGGAGGCTAGATATGAAACAATACATAATTCATTATACATACAATGACCGGAAAGGTCTTGCATCTTACTGCACAGATTCTAAGGAAGATGCTATCAAGCAGTTTAAAGAGTACCATGATGGTGAAGTAATTGAAGTTGAGGAGGTAGACCTCGGAGGTGCTGTATGAAATATGTAGTAATCGTAGAAAGTGATGATGATTTTCAGATGTGCATTGGAGTGTACGATAATCATAAAGAAGCATATGGTGCAGCCTATTTGTGGCTTGATGAGTTGCTCGATGGAACACTCCCGGTAGGTAAAGAAGATAATGTTTATATTTCACCTTCATATCCGCTTGAGGGAGATACCGGTTTTGGGATGAAGATTGTGGGTCCGGAAAATATTCAGGAAAGAGCTCATATTTTATTCTTAGAAGATAAGAAGAAATCAGATAATTCAAACACGGAGGCAACTTAATATGAATAGAGAAGAAAGACCTATTGTATTCACAATCAGATACAGCGAAGTTACGGATAGTTATTTTATCCGCTCGGAAGATAATAGAGCAGAAGGACTTGTTACAAATATGGTTCATAGGATAGATTTGTTTTTTGCTATGGTAAAAATATCAGAGATTTTGAACAATAAGGGTTACGCAGTATTATTCGAGGTAGATTGATATGGAAACTATTGATATGAAAACATTAAAAAGAGTTCTATCAGATATTGAAACAAGCACCAATCCCGACGAATTTTTTGGTCATGAAAAATTCCTTCAATATATGGACACCCCGGATGTTATGGGTTTTGGTAAATGGATGCAAGCCAACGGGTTTAATTTAGCGTTAACTGCTCTTAAAGTAGAGTTGAATAAACAGGGATTTGATATTTGAATTGTGAGGTAAATTAATATGGAATACAATTGCAAAAATTACATTCATAAATATAAGTGCGATTCTTACTGCGAAAATCACGATGCTTGTAAGAACTGCGAATTAGCAAAAGATACTATTGTATTAGCATTTAGTAGAGGTGAAATTGATGCCATTAGTGGTGCTTTAGAGTATCTTCTAGGTGCTGAATTATTGCCTGAAAATGGTTACACTGATGATGTTGTTTCCGCTATAAATTCTGCACTAACTAAAGTGCAAGAGGTAGATTAATATGACACAGCCTGACAGAGATTTCTATACCGATAAAGCTTCAAAGATGTTTGAAGTACCTTATGAAGAAGTAACCGAAGAACAAAGGGCAAAAGCAAAAGAACTTCTGATGGACTATTTATACTGCAGAAGTAATGGTAACCCTTTTTCAAGTCAACTTGACAGTAAAGGATGTAAAATATGGAAACAATAAACTTCAATCAAATTCCAATAGGTACAGTGTTTCATCACCCTGAAAGAGAAGATTGGATTTTTGTAAAGTTTGCAGATGCAGACCCTAAAAGGCTTCCGCATAAACAAGCACCTAATTGTTTTGGTTTATTTAATAAACATTACTTTTCATGCCATGCTAGAACTCCTGTAGTAGTTATCAAAGAACCAGATGACTATGATGATTCTAAATTGAATATTTGTTGAGGTAAATTAATATGGAACCTAGATTCTTAGTTACATTTTATGTTGACGGAGATTTGATGCAGGCACATAACTGCTATTTCGACACTGAAGAACACGCAAAGGCGCTTTATGATACTTTGGTAGATAGTGAACTTATTTGGCGAGTATCCTTATGCGAGATAAAGGCATATCATTTCTAATCCTTAACCTTTAATTAATGTAATTATTTCTAATATAGGAGATAATCACAATGAAAAGAACTTATACAAAATATCCTTCAAATTATGTCAAAGCATCAAAGTTATCCGATGCACGTCAGTGGTACTTCGGCAAGGATGAGAAAGAACTTTGCGGAGATGCTATTCAGGAATTATGTACTGGCTGGATTATCTCAAAGCGAATTGCAGATGAAGAAAAGCCTTTCAGTTTAGCTAGTGTTGCAGAATTACTCAAAAGCACTTATCCTGATAGATTCTCTGATACATATACACTTCATTTCGGACAAGAATCTGAAGAACAAGATTTTGACATGTATACAATTCTTGGTGCCTTAGAGGGCATGTGTCATGATAATCAGGCTTGTGAAGTAGCAGACGGTTTCTACTATGTAGGTAGCTACGCAGATTGGAGAAATGACAACGAAGCAAAGGCACAACTTGCCGATTTAGAAAATAGTTAACTTTGTCAGATTGCCATACAGACATGCAGGAGCGGAAGGTTAGAAGTAGCCTTCCGTTTCTGTGTGTATAACCTTTTATAGATAAGTAAGGAGTACTTACCATTAAGACTTTTATGGTAGGCGCTAGGATAATTTAATACAACGAAATACCAATCATCAAAAACTTTTGGAGGATTACAAATGGCTATTTCAGAAAAGATTGAACTTTTAGGCAAAGGACTGTATGCGGATACAGGTATCCCCGACGTCCTCACATTGAAGAGCATTCCTACAGCGTCTGAATTAGATTATGTAGGTAGTGAAGATTTTCAAGCTACAATGCTCGATGTTATTTTTCCTAAAGCAATTGAGGAACAGATTCCTTTCAGACAACTTCTTGAAATCGATTTTCAGTGGATTTGTAGAGCTCTTAGAATTTTAAACTACGGCCCTTATCACACCACAAATGCAATCTTCTGTTCTAAGTGCGGAGCAGTTTCAAGAGGTGAATATCAAGTAAATTTACGTTCGGTAGAAGTAAAAACACTTCCTCCGAATTTTACTAATAACATCAAAGTATCTAAAGAAGAATTTATCAACTTTGATGGCGATATCGTTTTAAAGCTCCCTACAATTCAAGAGATTATCAATGCAGATAGCGATAAGTTATTTGTATTACCTAGTGGTGAAAGAAATACCGATTTAGCAAGAATGTGCTATATGGTTAAGTCCATTAAGGGAGAAACAGGTCTTACACCTGCAGATACTAAGTTTAAGTTGCAGAATAACTTATGTGATGCAGATTTCAAAATCCTTAAATCAGTAGTTAAGGACCTTACAGATTACGGTCTCAGAGCAGGAGGTTCAGCAGTTTGCCCTAAATGCGGAAGCGGAGAAGCAGCATTTATCGCGTTGGTTGACGATAGGTTCTTTCGCCCGACCTTGGGAAATCTCAGGGCCTGGAAGGATGATAGACGTACCGAGAAGTCAAGTGGACCCGCTACGGGAGCTAGTAAAAGTTAATGGAGAACTAAAAACATTTCACGATATGCGTCAAGATAGATATGAACGCATTATCGATGAAACATTATTCATATCAAGAGCTTCAGAAGGCGCAGTAAGTGCAGAATGGGTTATGCAACAACCTATATTTGTAAGAGAAAAGTACGTAGCTGCTTTTGAAAAAGAGCTAAAAGAAAGACAACAGGAGCTTGATAAAGCTGCAGCAAGACGAAGTAAGTAGCCATGGCAGACAACACAAACGGACAGAACAATCAACAGCAATATTCTAGCAATAGAGATGCATTAGCGGATGTACTCGGTAAAACATCATATACCGATATGCGTAACGCTGTTGCGCAAGGTGTCCAAGATGCCCTCAAAGCTGAAAGGCAACTCAATCCTAAAAACGTCTCTCAGTCTACCTTTCGCGATAGACAAAATGAGATGGCGTATGGCCCAAATGCGAGAGCAAGAGCCTCCCAAGACTACAGACGAACCGGTAACGCCTTCGATGATTTCGAGACCGGACTCAAAGACGGATTTAAAGACGTATTTGCAGGTGGAGATTTCAAAAAATCCGTAAATGGTGCTTTATCTGAATTCTCTAAGGAATTTGGTTTTGAGTTGAAAGACCTTTCTCACGAAATGGGAAAGGAATTAGGCAAACAGTTCGCTAATTCTAAATTAGGTAAAGCTTTAACTGATAAGATTCAAAAAGCTGGAACTAAGTTAATTAACGGAATGTTTGACCCTAAAAATGCTGACCAAAAAGCAGCTAGAGATGCTCTCAATAAGGTCTGGGGCAAGTTCATAGGCAAAGCTGGAGAAGGTGCAAGTGCTGCGTCTTCTGCAATGTCTAATGCCGGTGCAAGCAGTGCAGCAGGTGCTGCAGGTAAAGCAGGAGCTACAGCAGCTGCAGGTTCCATGAGTGGTGCAGGTAGTGCACTTAGTGGTGCTATATCTGCTCTCAGTAAAGCAGTTCCGTTACTCCTCGTACTTATAGTAGTCCTTAAAGCAGTAAGCCCGCTTATATCCGGAATTGCTGCTAAGATATCTGCTTTTGGTAAAGCATTTACTCGTGAGGAAGATACTAGAAAACAGCGTCTTAAGAATGCACAGGAAAGAATGCAGAAAGACCTCGAGTATCTTGCTCGTGAGCCTTTTGAAATCCTTAAGAAGGCCGCTGAAGATTGGCAAAATACTTGGGATGCAAATCTTGCTAAGGTTAGTTTAACACAAGGCTATACAAAAGAAAATACTTATGCGTATTATTCAGGCGTAGCTGAAAGGTTAAACCAAGAAGGTTATGGTTCCTCTATTGCCGCTACTTCTGTTATCAATAATCTGAGTTCTGTATTAGAAAGCGGATTAAGTGGTAAGGTAGCAGAAGAGTTCGCATATCAAGCTACTAAGTTATCTGCATTAATTCCTACTGAAAACTTCGTTCAGTATGCTTCTACATATTCAGAATTAGCTGCACAGATTATTGCTCAAGGCGGTAGCCAAGAGGAAGCCCTTGCATACGCTAATTCTCAGTTAGAGTTGTTCGCAAGTAACTTGTTGTATTCTAGCAGAACATTAACTGGTGGTTTTACAACAGGACTTAAAGATGCTTCTTCGTTATTTGCAAATGCAGTAGAGATTGCACAAAGCGCTAAAACTAATAATGCTGCAGACATTTCAGGCACACTTACAGCGGTATCTGCAGTAGTTGGAGAAATTGCCCCTGATTTAGCTAATGGGCTTGTACAAAATGTAGTTAATGCTGCTATTGGCGGTAACAGCGATACAATAGTTGCTTTACGTTCTCTTGCAGGTGTTAACGCAGGTAATACAGCATTCTTACAAGCATTAGCAAAAGACCCGAAGGGTATATTTGTATCTCTCTTCTCTAATCTCGCTAACTTGCAGAATATGAGTCCTGACAACTATATGGAAGTTGCGGAAGGACTTTCTTCTGTATTTGGCGTAGATATGAAAGCTTTCGCAAGGGTTGATTTTAATACTCTTGCAAATGCTATTCAAGAGATGTCAGTAAACAACCTTTCACTTGCAGAGAATATGGCATTGCTTCAGAGTGGTGAAGCTACAACAACTGCAGAACAGCTTAAACTTCAAGAAATCAACAATATCATTACTGAACAAGGTCTTGCTTATGTAATTGATAGTGAAGCAGGTCGTGCTATTCAGCAGCACATGTGGGATGAGCAGATTGCTAATGAACTCAAAGAAAATGAGTACGCAGTAAGCCTCCAGGGTGCGGCTTTACAATTCCTCGAAGGTATCAGAGGCGCTGTTGCTAATGTTATTAATCTCTTAAATCCTATTGGTTGGATTGCACAAGGCGTTAGTAAGTTAGAAGCGACACAAGCTGAAAGTGCAGGTAAAACAGCAAATCTTGCAGATATTCTTGAAAGGGGTGCTGTTGGAAGCAATGCAGCTGCTTTTAGGAACCTCACTTCGCAAAATGCAGGTAACTTGAACTTAGTTAAACCTCTCATTGAAATGATGGGAGGCAAAAACAATGTACAGTATTCTACATCTGGATTTGCTTCTGGTTTTACAAAATTCGGTCAGATAGCAGGTTATATTACTCCTGTAGGACTTATGCAAGCAGCTGCCGATTACGTAGGCCAAGGTGATAATCTTACAACGGGTGCCGGTTGGAACGCTGCTTGGGACAGATTAGGTGGTTCAGGTAATTACGGAACAGCTAAGAACTTAGGAGCTAACTTAACTAAAGCTGTTTCAAAATATGCAGGATTTACTGGTGTAGGTAAAAGCGCACTTAGTGTATTAAATTCTTCACAAGCTAAAGTATTAGCAACAGCTGTTAGAGCATCATCTGCTGCAACTGCTTCTGCTAATGCCGATGCAGATACAGTACGTCGTGTCCAGGCTTGGTTAGATTCTGCACCTGAAGCAGCAAAGTCGATGACTGCTGATGCTTGGGTTAAAACAGCGAAAAAGTTCGGAATTTCCGATGTAAATTCTGCATTATCTACTGCAGGGCTTTCAATGGAATCTGCTCGTTCTTACTTTGATGCAAATCAAGGAAAAGAAGGTGCACTTAAAGAACAAGCAAGAAAAGAAGATGAAGAGAAGTTCTGGAATCAAAATAGAAAATTCTGGGATTATGAAAACGGAGCTAGTGGAATTTATCAGACCGCTGTTTGGAATCCGTTTATTGCAGAATTCGCTAAAGCATTTGGTGTTGGTGGAACATTTGATACTCACTTTAACTTAGCACATGAAGCATTAGCAAAGATACAAGCTAATCAAGAATTCATCAGTAGTCAGATTGGTGACACATCTCATACAACTTTAATCAATGAGTTAGTGAAACTTAACACTAACTTCCATACTACATTTATGGAAGATGGTAGTAAATATGTTACGTGTATGCAAGCATGGTATGAGTATATTGAAAGGGTAGGCAAATACAAAGATTCTGTTGCAACTGCTGAAGCTTGGGGTACAGTATCTCGAGCAGAAGGCACAAAGCAAACCGAAGCACTTCTTGCTCTCGCAAATGTAATGACAGAATTCACTGCAGAGCAGTTAGCTGAGATGGACCCTCAGATGCAAGCAAACGCACTGTTAGGTAAAATTGTTATCATATTAGAGGCGATGATGCAATTGCAGAATACAAAGGCTGGCGGATTATCGCTTATCGACACAATGAGTGCACTTGGTTTAGGCGTAACAAAGCAAGGTTGATACCTTTATTAGAAATAAATAGATTTGGAGGATTATAGATGCATTTTCCAACATTCGCAGTAGCTTCTACTAATATATTTCCACTTAGTAACTCTTCAAATGGTGGCCAGTTAGTTTCAGAATACAATCTCCGTGCAAGAGAGATGGTAGCAACTGACCCTAACATTAAGTATGAAGTTGGTCCCTCATTTGTACATGGACCTGATGACTTTGCAGTATCTCTGTTATCTGGTCTTGAAGCATCTGAATATGATTCTACGCAAACATATTCTATCGGAGAGTATGTAACATACAACTCCGCTACTTATGTTTGCATTGAAGCTGTTGTTACTCCTGAACCGTTTGACAAGAATAAGTGGTTAGAAGTAATTAAACCAGGTTCAACTGCATCTACATCAATCATTCAGATTGCTCCTGGTCGTGCTGTAATCAATGGACATTATGTTCAGACATTAGCTCCGATGATTATTGACCTTGCATTAGCAAATGCTCAGTTAACTAAACTTTCACAAGCTCCTTTAATTGGTGAATTGTCTGTAGGTATCAAAGCATACTACAGCACTGAAAGCACAATGGCAGGTTCAATGCTTGTTGAAAATGAAGACAATACATATACCGGTGTGCAGCTTGTTGTTGAGTTGAAAGACAATTTCAAAACACCTAGCGATTCTCCTACAGATAGGTCAAAAGTAACTGCAGACCTCAAGTTAGCTGATTTCATTTATGTAAATGGTTCAATAAATCCTGAGGCAATTATTCAGAATAAGTATAAAGTATCTTATCTGAATTCAGGCAGAATTGATAACATTGCAGAGGTCTTAGATGACAATTTCATTTCTAAGAAAACACTTAATCCGCATAAGTTATACACATTCTCTGGTCAAGGTTCAAGCACTAAAAAGAACACTTGGTGTGATTCTACTGGTAGCTTGATGGTTTGGGACGCTAATCCTGAAGCAGTTGAAATGACAGATGACCCGAATAAAGCTATTCCGCAAGCTACATTTGTATCAACAAATGATGGTTTTGTACACTTAGTAGTTCCTCATCAGCAAATTGACCAGGCTAAGAGTTTTGATAACAGCGAAATCTATTTCCCTCCTAGAGATATTAAACTCCCTAAGGCTAATTATTTATCAGGTTCGTCAGGAACTGTTGACGCAGAATATACTCAAGTAATCAAAAATCTTTCAGATAAGGTTGGTAGTTTAAAGCAGTCTCCTGCAGGACGCATGATTCTTTGGTTAGATTCCAAAGATGAAAAATATGTAATGCCTACAATACCTGATTCAGGATATGAGAACGGTGATTACATTTTCGTTAGAGAAGATTATACAGCACAGACAGAAGATTCCGAAGGTGCTCCTTCTACAATGTATAAAGTCCTTCCGGGTACAGTACAGGCAGTTCAGTATTCTGAAACAATGCCTACAGGAGTTAGGCTAGGCGATACTAGCGGTGTTATCTGGGCAGGTGATTCGGTTTTAGTTGATTCTGAAATGGAAGCAATGGCTCACTTAGCTGATTTCTACGACACTGCAGAATCTTATCATGTAGGTGATTATGTTGCACATGATAAAGGAACGTATAAGTGCAAGGAAGATACTTCAGGTGAGTGGGACGCTAACGATTGGGAGATGCTTATTTCAGATAATGTAAGTACATTATTTGATTATACATCGTTTAAAGGCACTACAGGTCAGGATTACTTCCAAGTAGACTATCATAACACAAGGGATAATGTAATAGTACCTTTCTACTATAAAGTATCGGGAACCGCAAAGCAGACCTGGTCAAAGTATATCCTTATCACTGGAGGTATCCCTCTTGCAAATGTTGACCAGATAGGCGGTTTCTATAATACAGACCCTACAGAAATCGATGGTGGATATGTAACTCTTGACGATAGTGGCAGATTAAAATTAATCGATTATGAGTTACTCCGCAATGGTGCACTTGCTTATCAGTTAGGTTCAGATTACAAGACATCTGCAACCCTTACCGCTGAAGCATTGCAGGAAGTTCTTGATGAATATGTAAACAACAGAGTAGCATTTTCTGTAATCCCTACAATTTCTGCTCTACCTAATGTTATTCATCTCTATATCACACTTCCTGCAGAGGAACAAACAGAAGAACCTACTCAGATTAATATCTGTAATATCGATTCTAGATTTGGCACAGCTGTACACTTACACATATTAGGTGAAGCTACTTCTTACACAATTCTCAATATTGTTGATTGTGAAAAGATTAGAATCGACAGCAACATTTCAGGTACTCCTGTAATTAATGTAGTTAGAAGTTGCATCTACTACGATGCAAGCGTATTTAACTACATAAGGGCTTGTGATACTAATAATTTCCGAGCTAATGGTGCTACAGGATTTACTGATATAACCTTGTGGTATAATCAGTTTGAAGAAACAGACCCTGCATTGTTAGTAACTGGAATGGAAATTTCACAACCTGACGCTCCTTTAGCATCTCAAGACATTGCATTCTGGAATGAAGACAACCCGAATGATAATCACTATTCATATGCACTTAGGAGCATTACATTTAGCGGTACAGGCGATATCGTCGGATGCAGCGTAATGGTCGCAGATAATTCAACTGCAACAAATGTAACTTCGGGTAGGGCTATCATTGGAGATACATTTGACTTGCCTCAAGGAACTGAATTATCTTATCCGAAGAGATGCTTAGTAAGCCCTCTTAAGGTAACAGGTTCATTTACAACAGCATACAAGCCGGGAACTATCAACGAGTGGATAGTAATTGATACTAACTTTACACTTAAGACCGGTGAATATCAATCAAGTACTGATGATGTTTCTTCAGGTACTGCTGCATTTGATTCTGTAACAGAATTTTTAAGCGCAGCATATATGAATGCACCTACAAAAGTAATCGGCGGAGTTCCGTCTATTGATGGTTGGGAAGCCGGTTCATTCCATATCTTCTACGGAGGAACAACACTCTAATGTCATTCATTCACGACATTATAAAAATCAAATATTCTAGATTAGGTTACTTGCCTAGTTATCCTTATCACCTCATTTCTGATAAGGAGATGTTTGACGCGTTTATACATCTAGGTGAAACTCCACCGGAATTTGATTCTACAAAGAGCTATTCAGCAGGTGATTATGTTACTTATCAAAATAGCATCTATGTTTGCAAACATGATATAGAACCTGGTGAATTTAAGACCGCTGATTGGACATTCTGTGAATACTTCTTTGACGATAATTATCCTAATCCTTTTATCGAACAAGATTTGATGTATAATAAGCTCAACAAAGCGGGTGATGTTGTTAGCACTGTAAGTCTTAAAAGCGAATATGATAAGTTGAAAGATTACATTGTACAAACAATTTCACAGTATCTTGAGCATCAAGGCAAGGAAGATGCTGCATCTTATTCTATTCCGGACTGGATTTATACATACATGTTAGGCGAAGTAGTATATAACAATTCAGAATATCAAGATATTTATGATACTTTGGCGCTCTTAGGCGATAACAATATCAGCAATAAATTCACCAATCATTCATGCGCCCTTTGTTACGCAACCAGCACAAAGTATATTTCGACATTGACATCAGGTATCCGTCCTCCGACAGTATTCGGTGAGCCTCATGTAATTAAGCAATTAAGATTGGAGGCATAAGTAGATGAAATATTTACAAATAACTCCAGAAACTACATTATCTGATTTAGCACAAGTTGTTGGACAGCAAAATGTAGATTATATTCTTAATGCTAATGGACTTAAACGTGGTGTTAATATTGGCAAGCAGTTGTTCGAAAGAGATTTATCTGGAACTGTAGATGCTCAATCAAAGATAAATACTCTTAATACTCTTGTAGCAAATTCCGATGTTTATGAAAAAGCAGCATTAGGAGATGAGAAAGATTGGGTCTCTTTATCTGCCTATGGAACATTTCCTGACCACATCAGAATTCCTCAAGAGATTCAATTACCTTCTTCTGATAAGATTTTAGGAAACAACGAACCAATATCTACAGAGCTTTATAATAAATGTATAGATTCATTAAAAGAAGATGGAACTGTACATCCTGAAATCTTCACAGAATACAGCGTAGCTGCTACAACAACTTATGGCGCACTTAACGCAAGTTCTGGTAGTAAACGAACCGACCCGTTTGAATGGTTTAAACTTCCTTGGGGTAAGATTAGTTTATATTCGCATCTTTCAGGTGAGTCAATGGACTTTCCAGTATATCCTGAAGAATATTCCGATGGATACACAGCAAATTACGACCAGATGCCTAATATGCTTTATCAATACGAACCTTGGTATGTATACAAAGATTCTGGTCCGAGGAGCAATTCGTTTAGTTTTCACATGCACAGGGACATGTGGACAGGCGACCATAGAGACGGTCTTGCAAACAAGTTAGTTAGATTCTGCGAAGCAAACTGCTTCCCTGATTATCAAGGTTCTGCAGTAAACGCACCTAGAGTTACTTTGTATCTCAACGGTAAGAATCTAATTACAGGTATAATGACATCTGCAAAAGCAGATTGGACAGGCCCGCTTGGTTTAGACGGATATTACTTAGAACTAACATTAACATTAGAAATTACAGAAGTTTCTGATGAACCTCTCAATTATAATACAGTAAAATCTAAGGGGTTGATATCATGATACAGATTAGAGATTTAACACAACCTTATAAAGTAATTGACTATGAGGGCATCGCTTATGGTGTTTGTGTTGACTACAACCATATTTCTAGATATAGGAACCTCCGTCAGATAACTCATTACTTAGATGATTCTTCTGACAGATTTGTTACTTTAGAGACTGTTAATCCTATCACTACAAACAAACTCGATGTCATTTATCACGTAGTTGAATTGACTGAAGAGAACAGATTAGATATTATTGCGGATAAGTACTTAGGCTCATCTACATATAGTTGGGTCATTGCATATTTTAACAAGATTGAAGACGGTTATACAGTTTGGGCAGGGCAAACTATTATAATCCCTAAGACCATAACAGCTTTGTTATCTCAAGGAGAAATACTTGCACCTATCAGTGCATTATCATTGAATCTTGGTGAGGAGTAATCTATGTTCCAGCAGCCCTTTTGCTCATTCACACTTGCAGGTGTTAATCTAACTGACTTTGGTTTAAAGATTCCGTCACCATTTTGTTCTCTTGAATTAACTAATTCGCAGATAACATCATTCACTTCGTGGACACTTCAAGTTATTGTAGGTGGTGATGATTCTAAGAAATCCAACATTGCTGCATTTGAGGCTTTGTTATATTCAGCAGCTCAAGCAGCAGGACAATATCCTGAATCCAGCGATATTCCTGTATCCTTTATGTTTGGTTGGCTTGGTAGAGATGGAGGTATTACTGAAAATGTTGCATATCAGGGTCATACATTAAAATTTCAAACATCTACCGATGGTCTGTACATGCGATATACAATTACAGGCTACGCTTCCATAGGATATAAGTTCGCAATTCCTGCATATAATATTCCTGCAGTTTGTGGAATTGTTCAACCGTCTGCAGTAGTTGAAGGTGTATGTAAAGCATTAGGGATTGATAAGTATTACAATCTTGATATTGACCACAATGATGCACCTACATTAGTAAATCATGGTGCGCTTACTACAAGTGTTAGTGCTTACATAAAGGGTAATTATTCTACCGAAGATAACTACAATACTTTCCCTGGATTACAGCGATTAGCAAAATCTTATAATGCTACAAGAGATTCTGCAGGGCTTAAGCGAGGTTCTGGTAAGTTAAGTACACTTCAAAATAATCTTAAAACTACACCTATTTCTAAATACTTGAAGCGTTCTATTTGTGATGCATCTCCGCAATCATCTAATTTTGCTTTCTGGGTTGAAGAACCTACAATGACTAAGAAAGGCACAGTGCATTTCAAAAGTACCGCAGGTCTGTATACTGCACATGGAGCAGATACACTAGAATTCGGAACAGCAAATACTAATATACTTTCCATCAATGGTTCCTACAACGGCGTAGCTTACAACATGACTGATATGTCTTTTGCTGACGTAGGTTTTGCAGTTGATGGTAGCGGTAATACAATTGTTCAAGATGCTAAAGTAGTTAACAGCTGGTCAGCATCACTTGCTCACGTATTCCAAACAGCTAATATCATCAATGATGTAAACGCATTAGCTTCGCAGTTTTCAGGAGACTTTTCTGTTACCATACCTGGAAATGTTAAACAATACACTTTGGCACAGCCTGTATCGTTATTAGTAATGTCCGGTAATACGCTTTCACCAATATCGGGAGTTTACAATGTAACATCTGTAAGCCACTCCATTTCTAATCAATTTATTACTACGCTTAAGTTACAGAGATTAGTAATGAGTAATGCAAATGAAGTAGCTGTTTCTCAAGGAATTAGTATTGCGAATAGTAAAACATACAGTGTTAGTTCTTATACACAGACTAAAAATATTGAAAGTACAGGTAAGGTAAATTTCGGAGCACTTTACCCTACCTTTAGAGATATATCGGCATGAATTTAGTTTTATCTATATTAACAGGGTCAGAAGTAGATGCTTCTGTTATAGACCAAGGCTTTTCAGGAAGCAGTCAATATACTGCAGGTTGTTTCATAAAAACACAATCTGTATATAGTATTAGCATTGGTACTGTAATATCTATAGAGCAAGACCCTAAAAATGCTAGATGGACTGTAACTGTAAAGCTTGACGATTGGCAGTGGATTAGATACTGCAATCTCAGTGCAGTTAAAGTAAAGGAATTAGATGAAGTAACATTGCAAACTCATATCGGATACTCTTACAAAGGAGTAATGCGGTTAGAATACTGCACAGGAGAAGAATCTGATTTTCCTGTAAGGATATCGTCAGAACAAAAATACAAGCATGACCCTTCTCCAATTATATTTGCACCTGAGGTTCCTGCGGCGTATGGCAATAATAACTAAAATTACAGATGGTCAGAAAAAGGTAAAGACCGCTACCACTACGCCGTTTTTAGCAACTGTGTTAGGTACAGCTAATCCTAAAATCAACTATTCTGAAATTAGAGAAGCTAAGATATGTGGTATGATGTTTTACGCAGGCGAATACTTTGATGCTTCTCATAAAGAGAAGACAGTATATATGAACCCTAGTTTGCCTAATCAGATAGCGCAATGCTCTAGTGCAGGACTACCTTATGCTTTATATGTAAATGTAAGGGCTAAGAATGAAATTGAAGCAGATAAAGAATGTAAAACGCTTTACTACATTATATCTAGATTTTCACCGCAGTTTGGTTTGTGGTTATCTTTGCAAACAACTGCTAAGAATGATGGATTAGATAAGATATTAACTAGGTATTACAAATACTTAGATTCTTGGGGCCTTAAAGATAGATGTGGTCTGTATATTCCAACAAGTAAGGTCTCTACATTTTCTTGGAATAAGTTTAAAGATAAGTTTTATCTTTGGTGCATTGACCCCTTAGAAGTATCTAAGATTGATACTGAGTTATTGCAACCATCAATGTTTGAGGTACCGGACTAATGGCAGGCGCTCCTCATTTAGAAAAATTTGTAAAAGCAGCCAGACATTTTATTGGGGCTCGAGATAAGACTGTTAAAAAAGGCAAGAAAAAGACAACTAATGTTGCTGCTAATGATAAGTTAAAGGAAATATATTCATTAACAGGATACGGGCCTACTGCTTGGTGTGCGCTTACAGTATCTGCTTGTGCTAAAAAAGCTAAAATCGCAGGTAATAAAAATAACAGTAAGAATCTTATGGATATCAAAGCAGGTGTTGGTGGATTAATAGCAAGCATCAGACATCATGGGGGCACTTGGATACCTGGACCTTACAATGGTGGAGGAAGCCCTAAACCTATTGCTGGCGACGTTATTTCTTTTGGTAACTCAGGTTATCATGGAAAAAGCAGTGGTTATCACGTAGGTATTGTAGAATACTGTGCTAAAGATAGGGCGGGCACTTGGTGGGTACATACCATAGAAGGTAATGCAGGTTCAAATACCAATAAATGTAAGCGATGCAAATATAGAACAAATCACAGCTCTATAAATGGTTATACTAGACCTGCTTGGGAAAAGTTGGGTGATGATATTTCTTATTATCTTGCGGGCGGCAAAGTAGATAAAAGTGGAGAGGTTGAAAAAGATACTATTGTAAATGTATTAAGTCCACTCTATCAAGATGCTAATGATAGGCATGATATGACCGCAAGGCAAGTAGGTTACTTAAATAGTAAATACAATTTGTCAGATAGTTCTTCAAACATTGCAATTTCCATAATCAATTATACTTCTGCTTTAGGCGAGTTATATAATAATTTTCCGCCTTACATTTCAGGTCAAGCTAAAGTAGATACAAGCAAGCTGAAAGGCAATATTAAAACCTGCGTTGATTATTTTATTGATGAGTGCGGTTTACCTGCTTCGTCTGCAGCTGCAATTGCTGCTTGTTTCAAAGCGTATTCTGGACTTAAGCCGGATTATATAAGTGATGGTATGGTGGACGGTAGCTATCTATACGGAATTGCTGCTTGGGACATAGCGCATCTCTATGATTTATACGAATTCATTGATGATGAGAATGTGTGGAAAGAGGATTTATCAGGACAGATAGCCTACTTTGCTTATGATTTAGAAGCTAATTTTGATTTAATACCTGACCTCAAATCTCAAGCAAATACATCGGCAGGTGCCGAAAAAAGCGCTGAACTTATCATGTCAGAATACAATGAATATGTAGATTCTAAAACAGCTATATCTAACGCAAAGAAATATGCTAAAGAAATTTTTAAAGATATAGTAATTTCTAAAACAAGTATTGTTGGCAACCCTACATCAATGACAAATATCAATGGCAAAAAATTGACCGGAGTTAAAGATGTAGTAATTTCTACTTCCATCAAGCAGACAGGCATAATGGATGATTATCTCAATTATTCTTATATGTATTCACAATGGTCAAGCGGTTCTGCTCAACAGAAGTTAGCTAAGTTGTGGCACAGTCAAGGCTGTCCTCAAAACAGAGGAATTGCTACTGTAGGCACTTATTATTGCGTAGCAGTTAGACCTAAATATGGTTCTATCGGTGATGTAATTGTAGCGCAGTTAAAGAATGGTTCATATATTTCGTGTATTATATGCGACCATATTGATAACAATGCAGGTTCTGTTTGGGGTCAGAAGAAATCTGATGGAAAGATTAACATTATTAAGTGGGGCCGCATAAGAATTATAAATACAAAGGTAGTTACGTCAGGCGTTAAGTCTAATGAATGTTATCCTATTAATCTTAGTGGATGGAAAGGACAGACTGTATTAAACATAGTTAACTACGGCAAGTATTCATCAGATATAAAGTGAGGTAATGCGTATGAACTGTTATTTAAAACATTTAAAAACAGTATGCAAGCACAAGAAAGAAGTATTCAAAGAATGCAGGGCTTGTGGAATTGGTTGGCAAGGATTTATTCATGACCTATCTAAATTCAGTTGGGTAGAATTCGCATCATCTGCTCGACACTTCCAAGGAACCAGAAGCCCTATTGAAGCAGAAAAAGAATCTATTGGATATTCTAAAGCGTGGTTGCATCATAAAGGTCATAACAAACATCATTGGGAATATTGGACTGACTTTGCAGATGATGGTACTATTATTGCAAATAAAATCCCGATGAAATATGTTATTGAGATGATTTGTGATTGGATAGGTGCCGGTAAAGTTTATTCTTCAGATAAATGGACACAAAATGAACCACTAAGATATTATTTTAAAGTTAGGCAAGGGAGATATTTCAACCCTGAAACAGAAGCAACTATCTTGCAATGTTTGCATTGTATATCTGATAATGGTTTAGACGAATTTCACAAACTTGCTAGAACTTTATTGAAGGAGAACAAATAATGGTAGTTTATGGATATGTAAAAGGTACAAGGTATACAGGTGATGGTACTTTGTTGATTCAAGTGAGGATACCAAATATTCATGGACCTTACCTTATATCAGATTATAAGGGCAAAGCAATTCGGAATTACACGAGTGATAATGATTTGCCTTGGTACCCTTCCCTTATTCTTCCATACTTACCAGGTGATGGAGAGGTCGTGGCTCTGACAAGTTTAGACGACACTTCATCTTCCTGGTTAGTTCTAGGACTTACTGGAGGGTCATATAATGCGGGAGCAGCATTGTCGTAACTAGGAGGTTAAAATATAATGGCTGAAACAACTTCATTATCTTTTCCAAATATGTTTAACTTGACAAACAATCAAGTAGCAGTAGATGAAGACCTCAAAGCTGTTACTACGCGTTCTAGGTTACTCATCTTAACAGAACCTACAGAGTTATATAACAACATTAAATTTGGTGTAGGATTAAAACGTCATTTATGGAAATATAATTCTGAAAATGAAAGAGCTTTAATAAAAGATAGAATTGTAGCTCAGTTACGTGATTATGAACCTGATGTAGTTGCTGAAAACACCTCATTTACTGATGGATTATTAGTTACTGGTGATACAAGCACTTTAAATAGTGCAACACAAGCTAATGAAATCAATATGACAGTAATTATGGAAACTACATTCGGCAAGGAACTCAATATAGATTTGAATTCTGTAATGCCTACAGAAACAAAGCTTACAGTTAACTATTCTGGTTGGAGTATTTCAGAGACGTAACCTTTTTTATATTTATGTACGTATATTAATAATAGGAGAGTTTCGATGGAAGATACAAACCGTGGTCTCATCAATTATACAAGTAGAGATTATCAATCTATAATGGAAGAGTTTTGGGAATTAGTTCCTAAACTCACAGATTTGTGGAAACCTGAAGCAGATGCTGACCCTGGTGTAGTTCTAGGTAAGTTATTAGCATCGGCAGCTGATATCATTGGCGTCAATACTGATTACTTGGCTAATGAGCTTTTTGCGCCCTCGGTAATGCAGAGGAAAGATGCTGAGAAGATATTTGGCCTCATCGGATACGACTTAGGTTTCTATACTGCAGCAAGAACAGAAGTTACAATCACTAACAATACTTCAGACACATTGAATCTTGATTTTGGATTTAATGGCTCTAACTTCTGCACACTTAACGCCTACACAGATATTACAAATACTTCTCGAGTAATTACCTATAACTTGTTACCTTTAACAAGTAGCTACGGAAACAATGAAAGTAGAAGCAGAAGAAGTGTATTGACTGATTATATTGATGTCTTTGCAGAATCTGATGCTGTTGCATTAAAATCCGGTGAATCGGTAACTCGTGTTGCTATAGAGGGTGAGCTCAGAAGTTATTCAGTATCAGTCGAGGATGTAGTTAAAAATAACTATATCATTACCTTGCCTTCCCAGCATGTAGATACTACAGCGGTTTGGGTCAAAGGTAAGACATCATCTTCATCTAACACATTTGACAGGACGCAGTGGATTCAGGTTGCAAATGTAGCAGAATTTAATACATCAGAACCTCGTTATTGCGTCACTTATGATAACTATTCAAATGCTCAGATTACAATTTCTAACTATCTGAATCAACTTTCAAACTACAGCGGTTACGTATTAACTATCTTCTGGATTGATTGTTCAGGAGTAATTGGCTGTGTTGGTACTGATGTCTTAGAGAATCTTATTTTTGCTAAAACAGGTAATCCGAGTTATGAAGCAGGAGAAATCCTTCTTTCAAATCTTTCTAACACAGTAGAACTTCCGCATACTTATACAGTAACTGGTCGTTCTCCTGAAACTGCTAAGGAAGCATATTTCAACAGTAGAGACCACATCAATACTTGGGACAGCCTTGTTACCCTTCCTGACTACACGAGATTCTTGAGAAGAGAAGCTGGTGTAGATTGCGGAGTAGTTATTGATTGTCAAAAAGCACTTGAAATCAACTTAGCAATTTACAACGACAAGAACTTAACCGCAAGTCAGAAGTCAAAGATGTATATCACAAATAGAGATTTCGCATTAGGTTCTGTAACCGGAATTGATTGGGCTAAAGCATTAAGTTTAGAGTTTGATGAAAAATCGCCTAATAAGTTTGTATTCGACACTAACTTCAAAACATATACAGCAATGTGCTTCGCTATTCACAATGATTTCCAAGATGATATCTGGGGACAAGGTCAGATTGACGTAGCTAAGATTTCAAATGCATCTAGTTTCACAAGATATAGACCTCCGCAGATGTTCATTGATAACGTCATTGCAGACTTCAAGCCATTACAAGCACTTTCAGTTGAAATGCAGTTTGGTTCCTGTCGTGTATTTGACTTCTATGTAGTAGGTCAGATTTATACAAATAGACCGGTAACAGAAGATGTTGGCGTTGTTATTATCAATAAAGCAAAGGAAGCATTAGCACTTTATTTTGCTCCAGCTAATTCGCAGTTCAACAAGAAGCCTACAGTAATGGAGATTGTAAATGTTATTCAGAAATGTGATGATAGAATAACCTATTTTGATGCAGGTTCACCTGCTAATCCAGTTATTAAATGGCATGATTGTGACCCCGAATGTTTTAATTATATTTCATTCGCACGATACAATGAACCTAGTACCGCAGGAGCTGCATTACGAATTGCACCTGAGTGTATTATACAGTCATAAGGAGAATTGATATGAAAAAGACAAACAGAGTATATCCTAAGAGTTATGTAAAAGCTTCATATACTTGGGAACCTGAGTTCAAAGGTAAATGGACTGAAGAAGAAAAGGAGCTTTGGAGGAGTATCGACTGGAAGGCTCGCAACTATGAAGACTATATAGTTGAAGATGATACATTTGATGGCGAAGTAGTTGTATATGGTTTAGGCGACCCTGTTTATCTTCCTACAACATTTGTAAAGCATATCTGGGCTAATCCTATCTATGCTCCTTGCTATGACCCTGTTGATGAAGATTTCGTAAGAGATGAATTTCCAAATGACGCAATTGTAGGTCCGATGGGTGACGGCGATAAACACGACGGTTATTTAATTCATGACAGGTATGAAACAGAAGAACTTTATAATATGTTAAGCACTTGATGTGTTTAACATAAAGAAGATTTGAATTATGAAGAGATACATAAAAGCAAGTAAAACTTACAAGGCGACACTTAAAGATGGAGGCCATATAGAGCTTTCAGAGGAAGGTGATTATTTTATACTTATGGAATATGATAAGGATGGAAATCCTCATAATACAACACATCGGTATTCTAAAGTCGAATGGAATGGTTCGACAGCTTGGGAAGATGTCGTAGATGGCTATGGTTCTGAGATTGTCGATTAAATAAATTATCATGAATATCAAAGATATATCAATTCCTGAAATTTACAAAAAGTCAGCTGATTTCCGCTTTTTCATAAAGTGGTTTGATTACGCGTTGTCTAAAGTACAATACGACAACGCAAATATGTCTGATTTATATGACCCACTTAGATGTCCTGAGCAACTTCTTTGGATGCTCGGAGATACAATGGGTTATCAATATGACGATAGGGCAGGGCTTTGTACTGCATTTAACCGCTTTGTATTACTTTACTTCATGTCGATGATAAAGTATAAGGGTAGTCAATTAGGTGTTACTCTTGCTGCTGAGGTAAATCTTAAGCAGAAAGATATTAATGCCTACGGTGCTGAAAATGAAATTCTGTATAATAGATTAGAGGATACTTCAATTCCTAACAATTCAGTATATGTAGAATCAAATGTCGCAGAGGGCTATATCAATGTAGTATACTTCACTGATGAAAAGCCTATCGACACCTGTATAGAGTATGTTAGACCGCTTGGAATGTATTGTTTCCAGTACGCAGGTGTTAAGATTGATTCTAATACAAAGATTTCTGTTGATGCAAGATTAGCAAAAGCAGGAGACGCTACAGGAATTGTTGGACCTACAAGAGTTGGTCACTATAGTAGAGAAGATTATGCTAGGTTGCAGAAGATGAAGAATGAGGATAAACAACTTCTTAACGCTAATGCAAAAAGAAAACCTGTATATTCTAGAAACTCTAAAATCGAGCCTGAAGCTACAGTTGATGCAGGTTATAGAGCACTTAACTCATTACAGATGTCAAATAATGAGCATATTGTTAAATCGTTGTTTAGTAAACCTATTTTCAGTATGGGTTATGGACCCAGATTAGAGGTAGATACCATAGTCGATACAGATGTAAAAGACCCGAAATACAACCTTATCTATAATAGGACAGTTGATTTGCAGAGTTACAGAACAGAACCTACGGCTGCAAATCCTCGTGGTGAGCCTAGAGGGCAAGAGATACTTAATGAAATTGGTCATCTCCCTGTAGACACACTTGATACTAATAGAGAATCTACACCGGTTGACCCTAAACCTAAGGTCAATGGAATCATGACTGAGGTAGGTCAGCGAATTATTCCTTCAGAGCCTACAAGAAGATTAATTACTACTGAAAATGAACAGCTTACGACAGAAGATGATAGAAATATTACAACAGATTAAGGGAAACAAATATGGCAAGTGAATTAGATAATGTTAAGATAAATGAACTTCCTCAAGCATCATCCGTAGATACTAATAGGGATTATCTTCCTATAGTACATTATTCAGAATCTTATCAAACTGGAAAAGAAACGGTTAAAGTTCATCCAAATACTTTTAATGTTTATAACAATTCTAAATCAAAGCTGCGCGCTACTACTTTCCAAGATGCAATTGATGAATTAGCTGGTAAGGTAAATGGTAATGGTCTACATGCTACTGAAGTTGAAATAACTTCTACCACATACGAAACTTCGTGAGGAGCTAATATAGCATGGCTGAGATTAAGCAATATTTATATACTAATACAGGGACAGAGATTGATTTTATACAAGGACTTGTCAATATCATTCTTGAATTATACCCAACAGCAACACTTGAAGACGCAAATGGAGACCCTACAACAGTAGCAGACCAGTACACGGACTTGACAAGTGCAAGCAAGGCAGAATTTTACATTAGGTTTGGCAATGTAAGATTGCGTATGTATAGAGATGCAACAAACAATGCCGCCGCCTCAGCCTATCGTTTTTCCGCAATCACGGAAGGTCGTGTGTTTTATATGTACACAGGTCAAAAGCCTACGGTATCGGCAACAAGAAAATACTTGATAACATCTGTAAAATCGGATAATTTTTTCATACTGTGGATAGGTAAGTACGATGATGTGAGCACATCACAAGCACCTGCAAGCATTATGCTAATCAAACAGCCTAACAACAACAATTTTATCACTTCAAATAATTCGGCTACGGTTTTGAATGAATTTCGCAATGGCACAATAAGCGCCAATTACGCAAGCATGTTTGGATATTCGGCAGGAGCAGGAAATCTTGAATATGTTGAAAAGGCGGTATTCAAATCAGGAGAGGCAAAAGTTTTTGAGCTTGAAGACCTTAAATCTTGTACTATTGTTCCTGCTTATTCATCGTTAGCTTTGCCTGACGGTAGGCTTTTTTATGCCGTTGCATCAAATGCAATGGTAGAAATTACTGAGGAGGAATAAACTGCTATGGATGATTTATCTCCTATTTCAATAAGTAATTTACCTGAATCTCAAACAACAGCAAAAAATCAGGATTATGTGCCCTTAGTGCATTTTTCTGATTCATATCAGACAGGTATGCAAACGGTAAAAGTCCACCCCGATGCTTTTAATGCATACGATAATAAAACATCTAAGTTAAATGCTCGCAACTATCAGGATGCTATTGATGAGATAGTTAATCTGATGTCTATTGGTCAGACTTTTAATGTACCGTTATCACCTAATCCTAATGCGCATGAAGTTATCGTTCATACAGCGAATGTGGATAATGGAGGTTGATTATGGGAGTCTATAATAGAGGTTTAATTACTACTACAGATGTATCTCAGCGAGTTGCTAGCATAACTGCTTATCTGAATAACTTAAATCCAGAACCTGCAAATCCTATAATTTCTGCGGAAACTGTAACCGAGTCTTTAATCTCGAACACTTATATCGGTACGGCGTTTTCTTTCCCTGGCACAGAGATTTCTGGATTTTTCGGATACTGGACTTCAGACGTAACAAGGAGTACCACATATCTAAAGAAGGGTGGTACATACCTCATATCACCAGCAAACCGTGGTTATACACAATACAATGATGTGGTCATTAATTCTTATGTTGATTCAAAATGTTTATATATAGCTATAAATGACCTTAATCAAAATCATGCTGGCATAGAATTAGTTAAGCTCCTGACTTCCGACTCTAAGATTCTGCTCGGATACAAGGAATTAGCAACTGTCGCTGCTGAAGTTACTAATGAGGTTGCAGATATCTCGTCTTTAGTTTTTGAGGATTTAGCCGACACTTCTAGAATCCCTTACACTTATACAAACATGTTCCCTTATGTAGCAACAGCAGGAACTATTGATTTTACGAACGAGGCTTTCTTTGTAAATGGCGGTATGAGAGCATTTTCGACAGATACTTTAAAAGAGTGTTCTACTGTAACATTATTATCTACGCAGTCGCTTCCAACTGGGAATTGCGTTGCACTTGGAACACACTGTTTAGCTCCGCTTGATGAGGAAGAAGAATAAAGGAGAATAATATGTCCTCATATGCAATAGGTATTGATGTTAGCCCAGCTAATGTTATAGAAAAAGAATTTATGCGAGCTTTAATTAACCGCATATTAAGCATTGATGCGGCACTTACTTGCCCAGATGATGTGGATGATGAGTATGATGTTGAAACGGTAACTACCTCCCATACTCCAACTTTTAGAATATATGCAAACGGGACGCATTTTTATACGATACAAAGAGGAGCGACGCTCGCTAATAATGCTAGCACTATTACGGCACTCGCCATTGTCAACGGAAATGTGTACAGGTCCGTCGAACTTAATTGGGGAGGTACGTGGGCATATACCGCCACAGCTACAAGGATTATAACTTTAGCGTATATTGCCACGGAAGGCTTTTATTTGCTTAATTTACACGGCACTCCTTCTTGGGGAGAGTATCCTATATGCGATTCTATTTTAGTTGAATCCCACGATACTACTTATGGAACTAACCAGTTTGGGGCAAGGGCATTAAAGTCAACGCAATACATACCAAGTGTTATATTTAACATATCTGCTTTACCTTTTTACGGAGCAAATGATTCCGCCGTAGGTAAATTTGTATCAAGATTCGCATATAAATCCCCTGCTGGATACCTTGATTACGTTAAAAGCTCTGTTTATGCATATGATAATAACGGGGTGTTGTCCGATAAGTTGTTTGATTTAACCCCGTTATATGATTGTTCCGAAGTTACCGCAGGGTCTACCCTTGCTCTCGACGACGGGCAATATATAGCAGTAGGCACTAATCAATTGGTAAAAGTAGCTGAAAATACCTAATAACAATATGCTTTGGTTTATTCAGGGCCGATATACTATATCGGCCTTTATTTGTGTTTTACAACCTTTTATAATTTAGGAGGTTTGATTAAACTTGACACGCGCAAAGAAAGAAATTTTGCCTGCACTGCATGATAGCGGTAAAGTAACTCAACCCGATTTACAGCAGTTAGGAAATACAAACTATACCTCAACTATCTTGAGGTATGCGAACCTTGCTGTTCGCTTTCCACAGTTAAAAACAGATGCCAAAACAGTAGTCGATGCAATCAATGAGATTAGAGTTATTCCTAATCCAGAAATTCCTGCTAGCGATTCTTATGTAATAACTTCTCAAGATGGTTACGCTATTGTTTCACAAGATGGTTATATTGTAACGAGTCAAGGAGCTTCTGCTTATACTCCTGACCTAAATTATATCCAGATTAAAGATACTATATACAAAATTGCGGGCGGTGACCCTTATGTTCTTCCTATTGCTTCAGATAGCACATTAGGCGGAATTAAAGTAGGTTCAGGTTTAACAATAAATAGTACAACCGGAGTATTGTCTGCAATACCTACACCTGCTGCTACTTCATTAGATGAATTAACTGATGTTGACATTGAAAATGCAACTGACGGTCAGACCTTAATATACGATGGTGAATCTAATAAGTGGGTCAATCGAGATGGCGGAGGCGATTATAGTGCAGGTGCTGGTATCTATTTCACAGGTTCCGGTTCTGTTATTAATGCCGATGCTGGTAGATTCAGTCCGGCATATACCTACCAAGGCTGGGATGCTGATTATACAGGTGACTATCAGGGCTACTGGCGGCCCGGTTGGGTAGATAGCGGAACTACTGAAGAAGGCCATACTGTCTATCAGTCAGATGCTGGAACCTACATGATGTCGTCCGGTAATTCTATCTGTACTTATAAGGTAGGCGGTTATGGTCAATATACTATTTATGTAAAACAGAATCCGGAAACATCCGGGTTCCGTTATGTGGTTTTCGGCTATCAAAATTCAGAAATCAATTTAGATACTGGATATTATGACTATAGCTGTCAGGATAGGTCGGATTCGGGCTATATCAGTCGCACTTATTACAGTGAGGGCGGCGAGAGCTTTGTTCAAGTCATGTATCACAAGGAGCCGATGGCCCAAGGCGTTACTCTTGACCTCAAAAACGGTCAGTGGGTTGACACCGGGACGACTGTAGATGGTCACACTGTCTATAAGTCAGATGCTGGCTCATGGCATATCAGTAATGGCTCATCTATCTGTACTTTGAAAATTGCAGGTATAACTTCGTTTACTATCTATTTCAGGTCAAGTAGTGAATCCGGTTATGACTGGGCTTATGTCGGAAATTTAGATACTGATGTATCGAGGTATAGCTATAAGAGCAGGTTGAGCGGTGAAACTAATTATACGGCCGTAACATTTGAGTGTTCGTCCGGTGAACACATAGTACAAGTCATGTACGCCAAAGACGGCTCGGTAGATTCCTACGATGACCGCGGCTACTTCTACTATGTTATCAATGAGTATGCACCGACTCCGCCTGATGATGACCGAGCTTACACTTATATTGAAGTAAGCAACCCTATTAGTCCTCGTGGTGAAATCTTTAATGATTATGAACACAATATAGCCCTCGGTGATAATGCTCATGCCGAAGGTTATGGAGCCAGGGCCTACGGCACTGCATCTCACTCAGAAGGATTTAGCAATACGGCTAATGGTTCTTATGCCCATGTCGAAGGTATTGATAACATCGCTTATGGTTCGGCCTCCCATGTAGAAGGCGGGCAGAATCAAACGCTGTCTGAAAAATCTCATGCCGAAGGTATGGATAATATCGCCGGTGGAGCGTATTCACATGTAGAAGGTGCCTACAACAAAGCGATGGGTGAGCGTTCTCATGCCGAAGGTTATAGCACACTCGCTCAAGGTCCTAATTCGCATGCTGAAGGTAGGGAAACAACGGCTTCAGGGTATCGTGCCCACGCAGAAGGATACGGTAGTATCGCAAGCGGAACGACAACTCACGCAGAGGGCTGGAAGACGCAAGCCTTATCAGGGCAAGACCACGCAGAGGGCTATTATTCTGTTGCAAGTGGCGGTACCTCTCATGCTGAAGGCATGGATACTAAAGCAAGTGGCGGTAATTCTCATGCCGAAGGACACTATACAGAAGCTAATGCCTCATCAGCTCATGCTGAGGGTGAATACTCTATAGCAGCTGGTCAAGGTTCTCATGCCGAAGGATATGGAGATTCGACTTATCGTAGCGTAGCAACCGGTCAAGGTTCTCATGCAGAGGGACGGTCAACCGCGTCTAATTCTTTTGCTCATTCCGAAGGCGCAAACACACTTGCAAGTGGTATGTACTCTCATGCCGAAGGATATAATAGTACACGAGCTACTGCTATAGGTTCTCATGCAGAAGGTAATGGTACTCAGGCTTCTGGGAATAATTCGCATGCGGAAGGTGGTGGCTCTATTGCCTCTGGTCAAGAATCTCATGCAGAAGGCGGAGGAACACGTGCTTATGGTTCCTGGTCTCATAGTGAGGGTGCAGGAACTAAAGCTTTTAATAGTTATTCTCACGTAGAGGGCGCAGGCGTAGGAACTTTCGGTGTATTTACTCACGCAGAAGGTGCAGGTAACATAATTCTTGCTAATTATGGACATATTGAAGGTGGCGGAAATATATCATTTGGTTCTGCTTTTAACACCCATACCGAAGGTGGTGGTAACGAAAACTACAGTCCTCAAGGACATATCGAAGGAAGTGGTAATACCATCTCAGGAGAAGAATCTCATGGTGAAGGCGCAGGTAACCGAGCTCATGGACCTAAAAACCATAGTGAGGGCGGTGGTAATGCTGTTTATGGTATTGGTTCTCACGTTGAGGGTAAACATAATAGTATTGCTGGTTTTGCTGTTCATGCTGAAGGAAGCGACAACTTAATCGGTAGCTTAACAAGTATCTCTCAATTTGATTATGGAACTAATTATAATGTAGGCGATATTGTAGGACCAAATGCTAATTATGTTAATTTTAATGAAAGTACTTCGGCTTATCTTTATAAGTGTATAACTGCGCCAGGTCAAATCCAAGAAGGAAATGGCATAGTGTTTATTACTGGTTCTTCATGGAGTTCTTCTACTAACTATCCTGCGGATTCAGTAGTATATTTTAGTGACCAAAAAGGTACCGGATATTTTTATTGTACTTCTGCTATTTCGGCGCAAGATGCGCCTCCACCGTTAAATGGTAGTGGATGGACAAGAATTTCAGATTTATTATCTCCATTTAAGTCTGGTACTTATTCTGGATATTACTTAATAAGAGCAGACCAGGAATTATATAGTGGAGTCTCAGTTGCTAAAGTTGCTTCAAATACTAGTATTCAGGCCATGTGGGAGCCTATTCCTACTCCCCATAGTTCACACGTAGAAGGTTTAGGTAATATTTCTACTGGAGATTATCAGCATGTCGAAGGTAAATATAATGAGGATGACGATACCAAAGCATTTATAATCGGTAATGGTACAAAAGATGCTAATAATGAAATTACTAGGTCTAATGCCCTTACTGTAGATTGGTCAGGTAATCTTGATGTAGCAGGTGACGTTGGGACAGGAGTTGCACTTGATACAGTTGCACAGACTCTTGGAGCAGCTATAAACGAAATAGTTGATGAAATTCCTAGTGTTTCAGTTACACAAATTCAATCTACAGGAACAAAGATTGCAACAGTAACTATTGACAGTACTTCAACAGATTTGTATGCACCTACAGGTGGTGGCAGTTCTACTCTTGCAGGATTAAGCGATGTAACAATAACTTCTGCAACTAGCGGTCAAGTTCTTACATACAACGGTTCTGATTGGGAAAACGCCGCAGTTCCTAGCGGTTCCTCTACTCTTGCAGGCCTTACAGATGTATCATTAACAACACCTACAAACGGACAGGTACTTAAATATGATAGTACTTCTGGTGAATGGGTCAATGCAAATGAAACGATACCTACTACTCCATCGTTAGATAACTTGACTAATGTATCTATTAATACTCCATCAAATGGTCAAGTACTAACATATGATTCAAGTAGTCAGGAATGGATAAATAGCTCTGTAAGTACTCCTGATGCAGAAGATGTAGCATTTGATGACACTGATGTGGAGTTTGAAGCTGATAATGTTCAAGACGCCTTTGAGAACATTACTAAAACACTCACTTGGGCAGAATATCAGGCTTTGACTGATGTTGAAAAGAACAACGGCACAATTTATTTTATTTCTGATATAAATGGAGATGGGCAGGATTTTCAGCCTGTTATCTATTCAGAAGAGGAAAGGGAAATCGGTGTTTGGAAAGACGGAAAGCCTCTTTATGAAAAAACAATAGCAAGAACATTCGATGCAGATGAGGTTTATACAGTATTCGCAAGTGGTATTGATATAGCATTTATTCAATCCTGCTTTTTTGAATATACAAGCGGTCGTTATATGTCACCATATTATATGTCATCTACTAACGTTGCAAATAACATTAGTTTAAACTCTGATGTTTTAAGTGGTGCTTTAACACTTGTTAATCAAACAAGAACTGCAAGATATTTTTATGTTACTGTTCGTTACACCAAGACAGCAGACCAAGCGGGAAGTGGAACTTGGACACCCCAAGGTGTTCCTGCGGTTCACTACTCAACAGACGAGCAGATAGTAGGCACTTGGGTTGATGGAAAGACCATTTATGAAAAGACTGTATATGTTGGTGCGTTGACTGTTGACTCCTCTGACCATTCTGTTGCTCACAATATTCAGAATTTTGACAGACTGATTGATTTTACTGCAACAGGCAGGCTTTCATCATCATCGACAAACAGACACGTTTCCTTTAACTTTTATAGACCGGGCTCTACAAATGGTTCATTCTTTATGGTGGATAACACAAGTGTTATTTACATGAACAATTGGGATGCTCAAATTGTTGATGTATATATAACCATTCGTTACACAAAATCTTCGTCATAAGGAGAAACACTATGGGTAGAATAATTAAAAACGGAATTATATATAGTGATAGTACAATTGCAATTCAACCTGTTATCTATGCAGAAGAGGAAAGGGAGATTGGTGTTTGGACTGATGGAAAACCTGTATATGAAAAAACACTTTACAGTGCAGGCGGAGTACAAGGAAATTTTAATATAACTCATAATATATCAAACATTGATAGAGTGATAAGTTATTCAGGAACAGTAAAAGATACCGACCCACAATGGGCGGCTATTTGGACGATTCCAAGAATTGCAAGCGATGGTAACAATTTAGGTATAAATTATACTAATGATACTGTTATTAACATTATAAATCCTAATGCTTTCGGCACAAGATTAGTAGATTGGTATATAACTATTCAATATACCAAAACCACAGACCGAGCAGGTAGTGGACAATGGACTCCTCAGGGAGTTCCTGCTGTTCATTACTCGACAGATGAGAAGGTAGTCGGTACTTGGATAGATGGAAGTACGATATATGATAAAACTATTTATGTTCCTCAATTGCCTAATGGTACTGCAACCATTACCACGCCCGCTAATGTTAGTATGTTAATTGATGCGTTTGGATTTGCTTATAATACCGTTAGCGATGGCTATTACAGACCGATACCATTTGCTGGAGGAGGTTCTAACGATATAAGGATTGATATGCAGGATGGTAGTTTTAGAATAGTAACTTTCGCAGCTTGGACAAATTATGCCGCATACATAACATTCCGATACACTAAATCTTCGACATAACTCAATGTGTTGATATAATGAAAATGAAGAAGGAGGCTATTTATGCTAGAAAATTATCCACAAACCGCTCAAGGCGAAGCTAAGTTAGCAACAGAGCAAGATTTAGAGAAAGATGCTAATGGTATCACTAATCCTAACCTTCATAGACGTATTGATAATCAAGATACTCCCAAAGAGGATAAAGAAATTGAACCGGATACTTATATAGTTTCAGTAAATGCAGTTAATTCATTCAGAACAACAAAACATACAGTTCATGATGAAGAATCTGATGAATCAGAAATACCTTAACTGTTAAACCTTGTATAGTTATGATAATTATTAAGGAGATTACCCCTATGAAAAGAAAATTTACAAAGTATCCAAGCAATATATCTGCTTCATATGATATCGGAGAACAAGAACAATTCACTAGATTATCTCGTAAAGAGGCTGCTAAATCTAAAAGCAATAGAGAATTGTTAGACCAATATGTTCTTCTTATTGCCATAGGAAGTAACGACGAACAAGCTAAAGAAATTTTACATGATGAAATACTTAGTAGAATGAGGTAAATTTTATGAAAAGAACATTTACAAAGTATCCTTCATCAATATTAGCATCTGATTATCAAAATAAAGAAGCGAATGTGTGGCATATTAGTTTCTACAGGATGATAAGTGATTTGATTCCTTTATATAATGTGTATGTAGAAGCAGACTCTAAAGACGAAGCTCGCGAAATCGGCGAAGACTTAGCGAGAGTTCTTGGTTACAACCCTGAAAAGATAGTTGTTCAGTTTGCACACATGTCACAGTTTCAGTTTGATGAATATTATGTACCCGAAACTACACAAGGCATATCTTATTTTGTGCGCAGTAGATACAGGTAATAAAGGAGTTGCTTATGAAGAGAACATTTACTAAATATCCTCAGGGTTATATAAGGGCAAGCTCGGAAGATACTGCATTATCTTTCAAATGGAAAATTGGCGATTATGTATATTGTGAAGGCGACCTAGAAAACGGTTCTAGTTGGGGGACAGTAGTCGGGTTTAAGGATGGCAGAGTTCTCGTTTCGTTAGAAGATTATGATAATGAGGTAGGAATGATTAAACCGAGCCGTATCTATAAATCACCAGACGAAGCATATAATAAGTGGCGTGAAGGTTGGGAAGAATACAGGGAAAAGTATCCTGGAAGACCTTTATGGTGATAATTTCCACCTTTAAATAATTTTGGAGTAGATTACGAAGAAGTTTAATTATGGATAACACAAACCCATTAGACATAATAAAAAGACTTGATGTAAAGCAGAATGTTACGATTCGAGTAATCGATGAGGCTACCAATAAGGTAGTCCAAGAACATGTCGGACATAATGCTGCTACTAACTCATTGCTCACAGGTATTGCTCACTACTTACTTGGTGATGGTGTTCTGAATCAATCTCAGGACACTTTATCTATGTGGGTACCTCAGTATATTTCCGTAGGCACAATGGGTTTAACTTCACAAGATGCTGAAGATTATCTTCCTGTAGGAATTGGTTACACTCCGATAGCTCCTGCGAATGCAACTGCACAAGAGAAAGAGCTTAATGCGCGATTACGCTATTCTGAATACATCAATCAAGCTCCCGGTTTTGGCGCTGACGGTTATGACGCTTATAGTAACAACGACCGTGAATGGTTTGGATTAGGACAACCTTACAAAGACAAACCGGCAAAGTTATCACAGGACTTCTTTACTGCAGGCGACCAATACATTCTGACCGGTGTTCCGATTACAGGAGATAAAGATAGTATCATCTCTGTTACAGTTTACCCTGACGGCGTAGTAAATCAAGATATCGAAAACACTTCAGTTGTTCGTCAAGTATTATCTGTAAATGAATATTCGTTAGGTTACAATGATAATAATCAATACGAATTAACAATTACAGCGACGATGACGGAAGGTAGCCGAATCGCAGTAATCTACGCAGTAGATGGAACAGATGCTATCAATTGCGAACTTATTGCTGAAGATGTTGCAAGAAGCCAGATTACCTATAGGCGAATTATTCCTGAAGTAGAATCTGAAATTCCTAACACACTTGATGTTATTTACAGTGCAATGATATCCACAGGTGCATTAGCACAGTTCAGAGGGCGTCATTTCAACGACTTAACACAACAGTGGGAGTACGATAGAGATTACGTCTATATAACAGAAGCAGGATTATGGTCTAAGCCTTATTACAATAACAGCGGTGACAACGGACTGCTTGCAGGTTATAGAATAATGCCTACAGACGACCAAGTAGATATCTTAGGTGCAGAAACAATATTTACTGCTACTGGTGAGTCTACATATGAACTTGATGCAGTGATATTATCCATAGATTCCATTACTTGTAATGAAACATCTCAAATCGAACAAGGTGACGGTGATACTACATCGTTTAAATTGCTTAGAACCGCTGATATCATTACATCTGTTAAAATAGACAATGTAGAAACCTCTGATTATACTATAGATGGTAGTAACATAGTATTTGCAACAGCTCCTGCTGACGAATCTTCTATTGTTATAAACTATACTAACTTAAATGTAATTCCTGATGCTGCATATTCATTTAAAGCAACTTCTGAAAAAACAACAATTGTCTTTAGTAATGGATATATTCCTACAAAGGATGCAGAAGTACTTATCATATATCGTTCTGGTGATAATGCAGGTACTTGGAAAGACATGACCAATCCGGAGAACAGAGAGGCTGTTCAGAAAAACATAATTCGTATTGGAACCAATCAGGTTGCACAGATTATTTGGAAGATACAGCTTGGCGGTTTGGAACAACTTAACGGTTTAAGGTACTTATATCCTTCTCAGTATCCTGAAGAAGTTTGGAACCTTTGGACAACATAAAGGAGATATTAAAATGACACCTGAAAAAGTAGTTGGCATCTTAGACGTTTTACTTTTGAATTCTGATACGATATCTAGTATTCCGCAAGAAGAGATTGAGGAAGCTATTGAATTCGCAAAGAATGCAGTAAGGCAACAGAATTACAGAAAGATTGACGGCATTGAATCATCTACAAAGATAACTGCTGACGAGGGCATGTTTGGATACGATGATGACCAGTTCTTTACAAGAGATGACGAAATTGAGTTTATTGAAATTCCGTTAGAAGAAAAGATTCGTGAAACATTTGACTTACAGCCTGATGAAATTGTTAATTTAAGATGCTATATCGATGGAAACAAACTCGAAGTTGATTTTGATATCGCAGGAGATATGGAATCTACATCATACACTACAATAGATTTCAGGAAAATTAAGAGACCGAGTGACCTTCAGAAATACGTTCCTACTTTACTTGAGGACATCTCTAAGCAGTACATAGATTGTTGTGGAGGAGCTGTTGAAGGTGCTACAAACATAGAAGCATCTACAGGTAGTAGATGTGATAAAGTCCTTGAAGCATTTCACAACAACGAAGACATTGATGAAGATACTTATATCCAGGCAGATACCGAAGTAGAATTTAGTAACGGATTTACTGAAACAGTTGATACTATATACTTAGTTTATGAATCCAGATACAATAAATATCCTAGATTTAAAGGTTTTGCACATACACCTAAGGGCGGATATGATTGGGACTATGTTGATGTATACGACATAACTAATTTTGATTTAGACGAATACATGGATGGAATCAACATAATTGATTTAGAGAAAATGCTTGCAGACCATCCTGAAATTTTTGATAGAAGCTAATAACACCTTATTTATAGGTAACATTTATTATATTAGGAGATACTATATATGATTACAATTCCTTTAGGCAATGACGTTCGAGCAGAAGTTATTGATAGCGTCCTTGGTCAGTTATCCGATGGTATCTGGGAAAATAGCAACGGTATGAGTAAGTACTGGAGCTACGCAGATGTTAACAAGAACAACGAATTACAAGTTGACGATACTTCTTGGAGAAGTGGTTTCAATGGCAAGTCTGAAGAATGGGTTAGAAATTGGTTTGCTGATAAAGCAAAGCAAGTTGTCAAGATTTGGGCTGAAGATTGGGGCAAGGGCAAAGACGTTTGGAAGAGAGATAATCAGGACGAAGTTGACTACATGGGTGGTCATATAGTTCGTGATATTACAGTATCTGATGTTTATGAATGCTACGATTATCTTAAGCGTAGAAAGGGCACTTACAATTATGGTAAGACAGAACCTGAAGAGGTAGCACCTGAAGTACCTGCAGAGGTATCACCTGTTACCCCTAAGACTTCGGGCGGAATGAATCCTAGTCAGCAAGACCTTGAGGACTTCTTCCTTGATGCTTCTACAAAAACAAATGGTAGAAAAATTGTAGCAGGCAGTTTAGAGAATTATTCATATTATCAGATTGGAGATTGCGCATATTCTGTAGAAAGAATTAGCGATACTCTTTGCGAGATAATGCTGTATAAGAATAAGAGATTTATAGGTAGCTATGATTTTGACGGACAGGATGCTTATGGTCAAGCACTAGCTTTTATTCTTTCTGAAGATGAAATTACTTTAGATGAATACAATAAACTTAGGGACGGTAGCGTCTACCCTAATTACGGTGACGATGGGGAGTTTTGATTATGGATAATGAAATTTTATTTACAACAGCTTCATTATTAGATTTCCTTCGTCAGATTGACGAACTTGCTGATAAAGACATTGTCGTAAATGAAGACGGTTCTACAATCACAGTAAATATCGGAGATTCTTCTTATTCTATTAACAAGGCTGATGCAGAAGAGATTGAAGTTGAGCCTGAGGTAGTTGACGAAGTAGCAGATATTAATGAAACTACTTTTGAAGAAATTGACGATATTGAATATACAGAAGTCGACGAAGGTGAGGTTGTTGAAGGTGGTCTTCTTAAAGAAGCACTTAAGACTCTCGCAGTTGGCGGCTTAGTAAGACTTACAGGTAAATTACTTGGTGGAGATTTGAAGTAATAATTTGGAGGCGATATAAATGGCTAACAAAGCTAAAGTAACAGCAGCTGTAGTAGAAGAACCTAAGAAGTCTTCTTCTATTCTTGGAACATTCACAGGCAAGTGCTGTGATGCAGCAGTATTCAACAACAATTCAATGAAGCTTAACAGAGAGTTGTTTGAGAAGTTGCTTGCTTCCGATGAATATAGAGATGCGATGGAACATAGATATTACATCGGCTACCTTGGACATCCTGAAGACCCTGGAGCACAGACGTTCCAGGACGCTTGTATTGTAATGACTGATATGGAACTTCATGATGACGATGAGGTATGGGGCACATTCGACTTAATCGATACTCCTGTTGGTAGAATTGTCAAAGCATTTATGGACGCAGGTGTTGAGTGGGGAATCTCCATCAGAGGTGCCGGTGACGTAGATGCTGAAGGTAATGTAGACCCTGATACATTTGTATTCAGAGGTTTCGATTTAGTTGCGTTCCCTGCTTATGGTGACGCAGTTCCTGAGTTCCAGCAGATTGCTGCTTCCAAGAATCTTGACGACCAGGTTAAATATAAGAGAGTTTGTGCTGCAATTGAGAAGAATATCAATAATGTTGCTACAGTAGAAGCTATCGAAGCAATGCAAAAGCAATTTAATCCTGATTCAAAAGAGTATGAAAAGCTTGAAGCAAGAAAGCAAGATATCGGTGTTGAAGACGATACATGCCCTGAATGCTCCGATGAAGATAAAGAAGAGATTATGGGCAAGAAGCTTCAGGCTGTTACAGAGATGTACATGGAGCAGGTTGCTGAGAACAAACAGCTCAAAGCTGCTTTAGCATCGACACAAGCTAATTACGACAAACAGATTAAGAGCATTAAGAGGATTTCTGCAAGCCAGAATAAGTTAATGCAATCTAAGATTGAGACTGTTGTAGCCTCTAAAGTAGATTTGAATACAAAACAGCGCAGTTTAGTAGTTGCAAATAAGCAGCTCACTGCTAAGTTAGCCGAAGCAGAAACAAGAAATTCTGAAATTATGCAAGAATTAAATTCTGCTCGTAAAAATAACCTTATTTATAAACAGAAGGTCGAGAGTTCCTCGGCAGACATAGAAGCAAGAGATACAGAGATTGCAGAGTTACGTTCTAGATTAAACAAGACTGTTGTAGCATCTACCAACGCAACTAAAGAAGCATCAAACCGTGGTGAGCAAATCAACGAACTCAAAGCTGAAATGTCTTCTTCCAAGAAAGAGATTAGTTCTCTTGAAAAGCGAATCCTCGCAATGGAAGATATGTTGCATGAATATCAGCAAGCTTATGCTAACATTTATGCAAATGCTATCGGAATTCGAGCATCTGGTTTATCAGTAACTGCATCTACTACCGTCAGCGATTTGGAAAACTTAATCCAAGGCGCAACAAACAGCGGAAACATCGGAGTTAATCCTTCATTTGATGATGAAGATGTATTTCCTGTCGATGTGGCAACTGAAGACGGCGATAGTGGAGATTTAGCAGTACTTTAACTTCACTATATTAAAGTCATTAAACACTAGGAGAAAATTATGGCTATTAAAAAGACAACTCGTAGAGTTACTCCTTCTCGTAGCATTACCGCTTCTCAGAGGATGGATAGACCCGCTAGAATCGGCTATTCTGCTCCTCGTAGCATCAATGCTGGTACTTCTATCACCGCTGGCGCTCGTTCTAGAATGGCTCGTCCTATGTCTAGAGTAGCAGCTTCCGTTCAGCTCACACCTGAGCAGCGTATCTTCGCTAATCAGCTTGTTAGCAACACACGTAGACAGTCTGCTATCATGGGTGCTACAAACACATCCAACATCATCGCTAAGCCCGATTTCGTAGAGCTCCTCCCGATGTTCGTTCAGAAGCTCCTCGTTCTCGACGTTTTCGGTTCTGTTGCAATGAAGTCTCGTCAGCAGATTATCCCTTATTTCAAGTTCATCGCTGAGAATACAAAGGGTGAGACAGCTAAGGGCACAGTCCTTTCTTCTGCATTTGTTAACCGTCAGGGTATGGACCCGAACTTCACAGGTCGTGTAATCAGGAACGAAGCAGTTGCTAACAGCACACTTGCTTATACTCCTATTCTCCCTGGTTCAGTTTCTATCTCCGATGGTACTGATACCTATATCGATGATGGTGCTGGTAAGCTCATTAAGAAGTCTAATTCTTCTGAAGCAGGCACAATCGATTACGCACTTGGTACAATCGGCACACTCACAGGAACACTTTCTGCTTCTTATGAGTATGACAACGAGACAGTAGGTCCTGACCAGAATGGTAACTACGGTGCTAAGATGGCAAAGGGCTACCTCCAGCTCGACGAAATCAACCTCATCGCTGAGGCACACGAAATCGCTTCTTATTGGTCCATCTATTCTGCATTCGCTGCTCAGCAGGAGTACGGTGCAAACATCGGTGAGATTTCTAAGGAAGCTGCTTTCTCAGAGCTCACAGCTGAAATCAACAGCTATTGCTTCAACCAGCTCGCAGCTGCTGCAACATATGCTCCTCAGTACAACTGGGATGCATCTCTTGCATTCAACGGCGCTGTAATGCCTTCTGACTTCCTTAACCTCTTCAAGTTCAAGCTTGATGATGCAGCTAATGCAGTCTTCCAGGCAACAAACCTCGCTAGACCTAACAGAATCATCTGTGGTACAAAGGTTGCTTCTCTCATCTCCAGACTTCCTGGTTTCGTTGCAGCTTCTAACGAAGAGCCCGTTGGTCCTTACAAGCTTGGTACACTTGACCAGTACACAATCTACGTTGACCCTTATTACGATGTCAATACTTGGGTTATGTGCTGCAAGTCCAACGACATTCGTCGTAACTCAGCTCTCTACGGTGAGTATATGCCGATGATTAAGACAGACGATATCGGTCTTGCTAACGCTTCTGTACAGTCCGGTTTTGCAACAATGTATGCAACCAAAATCGTCAACCCGAATACCATCGTTTCTGGTAAGGTTCTTGGCGCTTTCTGATAATCCTTCAGAACAAACAGCGGCGTAACCTGACCAGTTTCGTCGCTTTCAATAAAATTCGATTTCACTTCAAAATTTCAAAAGAGCTCGAGCAATCGGGCTCTTTTTTATTTTGATTATAATGAATTAATACGTCGATTAATTATCTAAACATTGTAGCAAAATATAATTGACCTCTAATGGAATCTCATGGCTTTGTATCAGTATTTGATTCAGGTACGATAACCTGGCAGTGGACTTGTAATTGATAATCGTTATGATGTACATAACCTTTTATTGTAGTGTGAGGTAAATTGCCATGAAAAAAGTAAAAGCAACATTGCTTATTGAAATTGAAGCAATTTTTGATGATGAAGAAGCAACCGAGGAACAATCCGCTATCAAGTAGAACAAGACCTTGAAGATATGGGTTGTTGGCAGGTAAATAGTTGTGAGGTTTTTGAGATATGAAGATATATGTAAAATCTTCCAAAGATATAATGATAACCGAAGCAGCTATTAAGGCTAACGGCGGTTCTATGCAAGTAGGCGACTATCTTATTGAAATTGGTCGTTTATACGATAGAAAATCCGGCAGTTATAGCGGAGATTTTGGTAAGAAGACTACTGTATATAATGATAAGAAGGGTATTGATGAGGTATTCAATAGTCCTGAAAAAGCTATTGAATTCTTGAAGAAGCAGTTAAATAAAGGGGAATATGATTTATGAAGATTTATGTAAAAGCTACAACTAATAGTGATACATTGTTAACTAATTGTTTGAAGAGGTATTTTCCTCAGTTATCTGGTGATTATAATATCTTATCGGCAATTAGACGCGGGTTCATTCAGTGGAGAGGTTCTGACGACGTTAAAGGATTTTTATATCCTAACACTGTATTTCCCTGTGACTTTAATCCCGATACTATAGTAATTGCTAGTCCTGAAGTTTATAGAAAATTTGATAGAAAAACAGCTGCGCAAGATGCTATTCTTTCATATATGTTATCTTCCGACTTCTGTATCACAAAAACATTATCTTATATATTTAAAAATGTTATATCTCCCTTAGTTTCAGATTTTTTAAACAATAATTATACTGATGAAGAAATGCAGGAGATGACTTATACTGCATTATGCAATTCTGGTATATGTGAATTAACTAATAAAGAGGTTGATGCTATTGTTAAAATAGTGTTAGAACAGCTTAATCAATATTGATACTACGAGGATAAAAGCATGAAGATATATGTAAACGCAAGCAGTGAGCTTAAATCATTTAACAAAGATGGTTCGGCACCTAAAGCAAATCAATTTAAGAAATTTAATTCAGGTGATAGGATAACTCTTGATAATGGGATAATCATCGAGTTGAATACTGGAAAAATTCTCGTAGATGCAAAAACGGGAGAAATACATTATTATCTGAATGTAACTTTATTACTGCCGGATGAAGAATCAAAGACTAAGTATGGATACGAAACATACCATGTACAGTATCAAAAATATACTCCGGAAGAATTTAAGAAGTTATATAATTACATATCATCACTTTCTGCTGAAGAGGCTAAAAAGCAGATGCGTTTAAACTCCGAAGAGCGTTACAGATAGTTAATAGATAAGGAGAACTCACTATGAAAATATATGAAGGCGAGTTTAAAATCCTTATAAAATACATAGATTTTACTTCAGATAATCCGTAAATAACCATCTATTGTAAATAGATATAGTTATAACCTTTTATGATTGTGTAATTTAACTCATTGATAGGAGCATATTCTATGAACATAACTATACAGTATTTATTATCCTTATTATCTAATCGAGGTTCAGTAAATATTATTGTTTCTAACAATTCTGGAGATATATTATATTCAGGTTCTACAGGAAATATATCTCCATCTATACTTAATTTGAAAGTAACTGAAATATCTATAATAGATGAATCTACACTAGGCATATATGTAAAAGAGTCATTAACTAAATTTGAATTTCTGCTTCAATGCCCTAATAGGTCAATTAATCATACTTTTGAAGTTGAAGCATATTCAGAAGATGCAGCAAGAGAAATTTGCGTCAATGAAATGTTTTCTGCTGAAGAAAAAGATGCATATGACCATGACGAAGATGCTAGGTTATATTTAATGCACAGTTGAAAATAAGTGAAATTTTTATATGGAGGAAATAATCAAATGAAGAGGACAAACAGAAAGTATCCCAGCAGTTACTTAAAAGCTTCTAAGGATTTTGATGAAAAGGGAATTATATCCTCTGTCGAAGATATGACAGATTTCATAGATGAAGCTGATTTAATCACGGGAGTTATCGAACAAGTTAATGATGCAGATTATGACTGGAAATACAATACTCCTGAAAAGTTTGCAAAAGCTTGCAAAAATTATCTCACTAAACACATTGATAGTGAGGTAAAAGATTACGGCTATAAAATTAAGAAAGGCCTTAAAGCAGTCGACCTTATAAGCGATGAAATCTGGGATGCGCTTGAGGAACAAGCTTCTTCTGGAGATTTCGATGTTGATGCTTGCAGCGATGTATACGGAGCTGAAGGTCGTGACCCTAATAAAACTTATAATTCTATAAAGTTTAGTAACTGGACCGCATCCGGTGAGAGATTAGCTGAAGCAGCTGAAAGATATTTAGCTATCGGTAATAAGAAATCCCGTGATGAGTTAGTTAGATATGTTCGCTACGCTATCAGCGAAGCAGAAAATGTTGAGAATAAGATGGTGGAATACAGAAGTATTCTTGAGAAATTCAATTCTAGCAGCAAATCCAATTCAGATGTAGATGCACTTATTGCTGATTTAGATAATTTTAAATTTTCTCAGAATCCTTAATTCTTATCTTTACAATAGCAATTTTAAACCTCCGATTAATTAAGTCGGAGGTTTTTCTTTGGCTTCTCCAAATACTTCAGGACAATCAAGTACTCTACATTGGCCCAGTACTGATTTACCTATCTGTACTTGTCGATAGAATATGCAACCGTCGCAGTAAGGACTGTGTTCCTTACAGTATTCAAATATGTCCTGCAGGCACTTTGTTAAATATTCTTCTCTTTCAGTCATTTTTGTTTTCGTCTTTGAATAAGATAACGCTGTGGTCAACTTTGCCTATGAGACAGTCCACCGCTTCTTTTTCATTAGAGAGTCCGCATACTCTATGCAGACCATTCTCAGACATTATCGGTCTGGAATTTAAACATTTATCACATTTCATTTTCATTACCTCGTTTAATCCAATATGGGCATATTAAGTGAATTTTGCCATCTCCGCCGTGCTCTGCCCATTCGCACATCCTCAAAGGTGATATTTGGTGTACACAATTGCGACAACCATTATAACCAATTTCTTTAGCAAATTCATCCTGTGTCATTTTACATCACTCATATTTCGCTTGTGCATCGATATAAATCTTCATCAAACGATTTGCTTCGTCATATCCTATAATAGGTGCAAGGTCCTCTATTAGGGATGTCAGTATTGTGACAGTTGCACTTGAAGTTTCTACAAATTGCTGCAATGCTTTAATTTCTTTATCAGTCATTCCGCACTACCTTTCGATTTTCTGGTTCTATTGAGGGCGCATTGTCGATAAGCACTAATGTGTTAAATCTTCCAACAACTCGTTTCTTATTTACTTCCTCTTTCAAAGCACTGCGACTAATTAAATCGCCGTCTGTTGAAATTGGTGTAGCATTTAAGATTGCGTCCCATACATTAACACTGCCCCAATTCGTGGCTTTATACAATTCTGCATTAGCAAGAATAGTTCTATATTCTTTCTCGTCAATATCAATTAT